GTAGATAGACCCTTGCCAGCTTTAGTTAGCTTATTAATATCTCTTGTTAATTGCTCATATGATTCTCCAGCACTATATCTTATATCTGATAGCTGACTACCTACACCTTCCCATACATTATTAATATCTTCAGCTACATACTCTCCTGCTCTAGTACGAGCATTGCCAATAGATGTAATACCTTCATTGAGCTTACCTATTTGTTCTCTACTCTGCTTAGCCTTATCTGCAGCTCCAGCTATCCAGTCAGCAGCCATTAATCCTATTCCTAAAGGTCCAAGAATTGCTCCTGTTGTTGCTGCTGCGCCACCTGTTAATAGGCCTGCTCCTGCACTCATTAGACCTCCAGCCTTACCAAGCCCACCGCTATAATACTCTGGCATTCCAGTCTCAGGATTAGTGGTTCCAGAACCAAAAAGTTCTGTAAGCTCCTCACCGCTCTTACCATAAGAGTCTATAAGATATGCTTCATATGGATTAACATGAGAATCTTCTCCTTTAACCTCACGTATCATACTGTCACCATACCTGCCTTTGGTTGCCATTATATGTCTATTGTCTTCTGTAGCCATAGTATTACCTATTTAAAGTGTTTGGTTAATGTAAGTCTGAATAAATCTCTCATCCCACGATTACTTGGTTGATTATATCCTATGTTAGCACTATAGTCCTCACCAAAGTCTACATCAAAGTCAGCTTGGAAGTTCTGTAGTATGTCATTTATATCCTGGTCGGTAATCTCACCCTTTTCTATACCTGTAAATAGAGCTTGGCCTATCATGTCGTATGCATTAGAGTTAAAAGATGGCATTTGATCCCTAGTTTTAAACTCAGGTCTTTGACTCCTTGCCAATTCTTGGTGTCCTCTATTTCTATTGCGCTCAGCTTCTGCCATTAAAATTACTCCTTATCAAGTCTCCATTCTGGAATGCCAGCAACTTCAGTATTGCTATAAGTTTTAGTCGCATCAGAAAATTGTCTTAACCATAAGGATTCCTCGCTTTGTGGAACCTGAAAAGGAGGCTTCCAATAAGTAGGTCGAAATCCTTCACCATGCTTATACCCTGTCCAAAGGCCCATTTTTTCCTGCCAGCTCTGATCGGGAGTATTAGCCTTCATTTTCCCTCTATAATTACTGAGCAATCCTTCTATGCGCCTATCCTCGTTGGTATCACTAACATCAACAACATCCTTGACTTTATCCCACAATGTAGTCTTCTTCAATACTCTATCATTATTAGGTCTATACATAAGCTGTTCTTCATCTGTAAAGTATTCACCCGACTCTCTATCTCCGTATGTATTGGTTGTCCTTGACTGTATAGGACTTTCATTCGGGCTTGCAAAATCAGCCATGGCATTACGTGTTTTCTTAGTATCATCTCCAGTAAAGCCTGCACCTTCCTTATATAATAGCTCTCCATATGTCTTTCCAGTAGACTTATCATTAATGACCTGCTCTTGTGACATCATATCCTTATCTGAGATGAAGTTCTTTAATGCTTTCTCTTTATTATGTTCAATACCGGATGCATCGATTCTTTCTCCACCAGCCTTCCAAGAAGAGTCTGCTAAGTCATCATCCCAATCATAAGCATCCTCTAAAGTACCTGTGGCTACTGGTGGGGGGTTATCTATTATCTCTTCGGTCTCCTCAAACATATTAAGTGCAAAGTTTTTATCATCTTCAGCCTGTATATCTAGAGGATCTATGTAGTCATCGTTATCTAGCTTGACTGTTTTACGTAATTCCCTTAAGTATGGATTGGTCCTATCCTTGTCTAGCCATACATCCTTAATATTGTCACCCTTCATAGTTATACCGCTAAAATCCTTATCCCCAAACTTTGTTTTATCTCTTATAGCAGACATATCTGCCTTATTGATATTGTATACCTGATCGTTCACAGTTCCTATATAGGACTTTGTATCTTTGTTCCATTCTAAACCTTGCTCTTTGGCGTATCCAGAAAGCTCATTAAAGTCTCTTTTATCAGCCATATAGTTATCCATCAGCGATACACCCTCAAGGACTGTAGCCATACCGCGCTCTCTTTTAGCAGCCTTATCTGCATAAGACTTCTCTATCCTGTTCACTGCTTTATCTGTGTAATTTGCCGCTGATCGCCAACCCATTATCTTATCCTTTCCTTATATAGGTTATAAACTGTCCTAGAATTTAACACTGTTATAGTTACCATGCAAGTTATATTTTAGCCTCTAAGGCTGTTACTTTTGCTGATAGTTCTTGTACTGCTTTGATTAATAATGGAGTTAATTGAGAATATTTTATTCCCAAAGTACCATACTTTTCATCTTTAACTACTAAATCAGGTAATACTTCTTGAAGGTCTTGTGCTATAAGCCCTATAATTTCTGTCTTAGCACTATCTCTTTTCCAGTAAAAGGTAGAAGGTTTTAATTGTAATACTTCATTTAAACCATAGTCAAGGTCTTTTATACCATCTTTTAAAGTTTTATCAGATGAATGTACAACAGAACCATTTGTAGAAATATCTCCACCATCATGGTTAAGGTACAACGTAGAAGAACTACCATTATTCCTTGACATAATCTCATTGTTATCCATTCCGAGATTTTGACCATTGGTTGGCCCAATGACAAATACTCCCCCTCCACCTAAGCCTATATCTGTAGTATCAGCAATATGTAGCGCTGCGACTGGACTCCCATCCCCTATTATAACCCTACCATTCGCCTCTACTCTAAATCTCTGAGTGCCCCCTGTTGTCCCGCTTGAAACTTGAAGCATTGGTGCTGTAGAATCGACGTCCCCCGAGATAAATAAGCCAAAGCCAAACTGATTAGTTTGTTTAAACTTGGCAACCCATGCATAACTATTACTAGTCTCGCAACTAATCTCATGAAGAGATAATTTCCCATCAGCAGGGTCATATGTAAGCCCTGAATCTGTCTCTGCTCCTTGTGCGCCTGTAACACCATCCACAAACACTGGATATACAGTCCCAGTGCCAATATTGTTTGCTGTACACGTAAAAGTTGTTGCGTTGACGTTGGTTAAACTTGCACCTGATCCACTAAAAGTAGTAGCTTCAATTTCCCCTGAAGACTTCATCTGTATAGTTGTATTTCCACCAACTTTAAATACTATAAGGTTGTCCAAAACACCAAAATCAATATAGTTGTCAGTATCCCTTCCTATCAATAAATTAGTGTTAGTTATCGAGTCAATGCCTGTTTGGGAGCTTTTAACATCTATATTATTGGCATTTACAACGATTCCAGTTCCTCCACCTACATTTAATTCCACACTGCCATCGCTACCACCACCATGCAGACCCCAGCCAGCCGTTACGCCTGTAATATCTCCAACATGAGTAGTATATCCATATGACTCTATTTTAGTTTTAATAGCTGCAGATGTCATAACGGACACATCATCATTGTTAAAGTCGTTACGTATAGCATTAATAGCTACCCCACCTAATAATTTTATTGACCCTGGGAAGGTAAGGTTACCTGCAGCTCCAGGTACCCCACCACATTCACCAGTAATATAGACTGTTTTGCTCGTTCCGTCATATATTCCTATTGAAAGTTGCCCAGTACCATTCGACACATTTCCATATCCAATAATGAGATTTGCATCACCATCTGTAATAAAGGCTCCCGCCTCGTCTCCAATGATAACATTATGGTGTCCTTCGGTGAGCGAATCTCCTGCCAGGGTACCTAAAACAATATTATTATGCCCACTTGTCCCAACCTGATAAGCATTCTGACCAATGGCTATATTGCTATAGCCTGTAAATTGTGATGTAGAATCTCCATATCCTGCATTATCCCCAATACATACATTGCCACGCCCAGAGGTTAGATTGTATCCTGCAGTTGAGCCTATACACACATTTTCACCAGACCCTGTTAATATACTATAGCCTGCACCGTATCCTATTGCAACATTTTTCGGAGAAGTAGTTATTGCTGTGCCTGCATAAGTGCCTATACATACATTGTTAGCCACTGTATTACCACCTAATGAACCACCAGCTTCATATCCTAAGCAAACATTATCTGTTACATTGACCTGATCAGGATTGGCGGCCCACTTTCCAATCATCACATTTTGAGAGCCTGTACTTGTTATATTTACTTTTCCAGAAAGGTTGATTTCACTAATTGTAGCAAGTTGATCTATGGTGATGGTATTGGCATCAATTTCTGCAGCAGTAATAGAATCAGCCTGTATTGCGCCACCATCAATAGTTGTTTGGCCAGTGAATTGCCATCCAGTTGAAGCTCTAACCTCTGCACCAGTACTATATGTTTCATTTTCTGCAGTATTATCAGCAGTAATAGGAGCAAAGTCAGTGGTATTTGTTACGGTAATTATACCATTAATGGATAAGGTTCCTGCACTACCATCCCATGTTACATTTTGTCCGCCCACTTTACCCAATAATAAATCATAAGCACTACTCCCATCATGTCCTACCCAAAATCCCTGCTGGCCAGAAGTGGTTGGCAACACTGTGGAGGCTGCAAAGTCTCCTATCGATATATGAGGTGTTGCAGCCCCAATCTTAGCTACGAGTGTGGACGCCCTATATAGGTCAAGGTCTGCATTATATATTGATACACCAGTATTACTTGCCTTAAGATAGGAGTCTGTAGCTGCTGTAAATCCATCACCAGCCATTAGACCATATTCTTGTGTATTACCTGTTATACCATCAAGCCTGCCAAGTCTTGTTTTAACCTTTCCAATGCCAACCCAGTTGTCATTAGAGGCGCTCCCAGTAAAAGCATCTACGTTGTTCCATATATCTATAAATGGGGCATTTGAGTCATCTGAGGTCAAATATACACCACCCCTTCTATTACTATCTGATGTACTCCCAACCCTTACAAAAGCCATACCAGTAAGATTAGCTATCTCTGTACCATTTGTAGTTCCAGCTATAACTTTTACTCTACAGACATTTACAGCTCCAATATCATCATCTGTAACTTCTAATCTTATCTCTCTTATGGTCAACGCTACACCATTATCTCCAAGAGATGAATCATGTGCCAGTATTAGATCTCCATCTTTAAATGGATGATAATCAATAGCAGCATTATCGCCATCAGCATCCTCTTTGCCTGTGGAAAAGGTTAGATCTAATAAGTCATCTTCTGCTAAGGGGTCTACTCCTGGACTGACAAATTCACCATCACTACATTCAGCAGAGGATGTGACTACCAAGCTTCCATTTGTAGCTCTTATTTTATTGATAACAAGTTCCCATACAAACATAGAGCCCCTAACCCATAGATTGTCAACTTCCATATTATATGCATCATTACCGTCTTTATATATATTCCAACCGCTACCAGTAAATAATCCAGACACATAGCTTGTACTTCTTAAATTGGTTAAAGCATCTGGCATCAATATATTATTACCACTTGGAGTAATGGTGAGGTAGCCATTAGTATCAACACCAAATGTACAATTGTCACCCCACGCATTATAAGATAGCTTAAGTTGATTAGTAGTACCAGAAAGAACTTCTAATTTGGTAGCAGGATTACCAATTCCTATACCGACATTGCCACCAGATAGTATTGTCATACGCTGAGTAGCACTAGTACTAAAATTTACATCACCTGCTAAGGCATTGTAAATAGTCATGTCTAAATTAGTTGGACTTAAATAGCCGACCTTGCCTAGTAATGCTGTATCATTTCTATCATACATTTCTATATAGGCAGTTGCAGTAGTAGTATTCCAAGAATTTGGATCAGATATGCGTATTTGAGGGTCAGTACTTTCAACGTGAAATTCTACTTGTGGTGCAGCAGTCCCTATACCGACGTTGCCATTTGCAAGAATACACATTTGCTGTGTATGACTATTTGCTCCAGAATTTGTATAAAATGCTAATTCTGTAGGCATACTATCTGTACCAGGAGTTCCATCTATTCGTGCCCTAATTGTCGCACCAGTTATATAAGCATTGTCAGAATTATCTTGTCCTTGAAACGATATATCACCCAATACATCATTTGTAGTAAGATTGGCATCTGGGTCACCAGTTCTAAATATTATATTTCCACCTTCATCGTTTGGAGAAGTAGAAGTATTGGTTATATAAACAATTGGTCTATTAGCAGTTGAAGAAGCTATTTCAAGCAATGCAGATGGCGAAGTAGTCCCGATACCGACATAGCCATCTTCGTCAATAACCATTCTAGTAGTTTTTGTAGAACTTGTATTATCAGAAGTAGAAAAACGAAGTTCTCCCCCAAAATTAGCCCCATCGTGGGTCTCCGTTGCATAAGCACCAATACCACAAGAAATATCTCTATCAGTTGTCCCATCTGCATCCACCATAGTAAAGAATAAATGACCTATCTCATTTCCTGAAGATATACTATTATCCATTCGTGTAAGAGACATTTGAGCACCACCACCTAAATTAGCAACGTCAAGAGGTTCTCCTGGTGAAGTAGTCCCTATACCGACATTGCCACCTGTAAATACATGGTATGGCGCGGGTGAGGAAGCTTCAATTACATACTCCATATGTCCAGTATTACTCTGACCTACTCTCCCATAGTCGCTACCAGAAAAGTCCCCATCTATAGCATCATAGTATGTTGAAGCATTACCGCTACCAGTATTAGCTATCATGTGAGCAGTATAATTTGTATCTGCACTTGTAGTTAATGTACGCTTACCACTAATCTTCAATATATCTGCTGCTGTTGCTGGCGTCCCTATACCAACATGACCATCAGATGCAATAACAATCCTATCATTCTGACCACCAGAACCAAGTCTCAACAAGCCACTTGGGAGTATATATATATCTTGACTTGAGCCAGAGTGGCGTATATTAGCAGCATTGGTACCAGAAAAGGTAAGTTCAAAACTATTACCCGTATCTATTGTCACCCCACTTACACTTTGGACATTTAATGAACCAGCAATAACAGTATCACCTGTACCATCTGCTACTGTAAACTTATCAGAATCAACTACAATACCACCATCTAAAGTAGCTAAGCCAGTTACACCTAATGTTCCTCCAATGGTAGTGGCACCTGTTATATTTGTAGTTCCAGTAACAGTTAATGTGTCAGTACTATCAGCTCCCCCTATTCCAACTGTATTGTTTGTAGTATCTACTTGTAGAGCTATGCTATTAGACCCATCTTCTACCTTTAGCGCACTAGTGGTAGTTTTAGTAATAGTAACTGTTCCAGTGGCAGTTGTATCAACAGAGATGGAGGCAGAACCACCAACTGTAAGATCATCACAACTAATATCTCCTGTAACATCAAGATCGCCTGAGGCTGTAATATCAGCAAAAGCAGCAGTTCCAGTTAATGTTGGCCCTGCAGATAGAACTACATTATTTCCTGTACCAGTTGATGCCCAATCTGAGTGGGAGGCTAAAGTATGTAGTTCTGGATGATGGTCATCTCTACCAACATCTTCAAGGCTTAAGTGTGAAGAGGCTGCACCTACTCTTCCACCCCCTCCAGATATATTGAGAGTTGTATCACCACCACTGCCAGTCGACTGTCCAGCAGCAGCTCTAGATGAGGTCTTTACTTCATTGTATAACTCTTCCCCATCTATAGTAGTTACCTGGAAAAGTTTCTTCCCATCCCTGACTATACGTGAGGAATTATCAGCCTTAGAAATGGTATCCTTTCTAGACCGTCTTTCTGCAAGTCTGTGTAAAGCCTTTCTTTCCTCTTTACTTCTCATTATTTAACTGTTTTATCTCTATATATTAAGGATATCTCACCTATGCTATAATCGTCTGACAGGCCACTACCTACTAGTTTAAACCGTATATTCTTACCATTAGCATTTATAGTCACTGCAAAATTATCTCCAGTTGTTATAGCTTGGCTATCATTATATCCAGCTCCATCTATACTCCAATGTAGAGTTAATGTCCCGGCACCAAAAGCTGAACTTATATACACCTTTTTAAACTTCTTTCTCCTGCTTGGATCACCACATATTATCTTGCCAGTTTCTATGCTAGGGTCAAGTGTACTACTACTTAAAGCAAGTTTATTCATTGCTGAAGCGGTGAGAAAATGTGCTTCATTACCATAATAGGCTATAGCCGTACTTGGTATAGCATTTGCTGCTATACTCTTTGTTACCCAAGCCTTAGTAACAAGACTATATCCCCATAATTTTGCTGAATCCCAAACAACCACTATCTTTTCAGAAGGTAAATAGCCTATAGAACTACCATTAGTCCATGCCCTACTCATCATCAGATCGTCAGATAAAGAGTTCATTTCCGCACCATCAAAATAGTACACACCAGTATTATTTACAAATGCCAAACCCTCTAACACTTTACATACACTTTTCTTATTGGTAACACCATAACCCTGGAATGAACCTTCTAGAAACTCAAAGTCTTGAGCTACATTGACTATATTAAGCATATCATCAGAGAAGACAAACAATCTATCTCCAGAAGCCATCATAGCTGTAATACCAGATCCTGGTAACTCAAGGTCTATATAGTTAAGATCTGGGAAGCCATACTTTTTACCTATGGTCCCTTTTAAGATAAGGTCAGTTTCCTTCTCTATAACTATTTTCCATTCATCGCCCACAGTATAGCCAGTATCAACTGGAAACTTCACATATATTTCTGAACTGCCAAGTTCTTGTAATGATTCATTCATTGTTATAGTAGCAACATCCCAACTTGTACCACCATCAAAACTATACTGAAATATAGAAGGATCAGCTGCAGATGTCACATCTACATGTATTGATTGAGGATATGGATAAGTAGCTGTATCCAGTGAATAGCCTACAGTACTAAAAGTGGGATATAAATCTGGTGTTGTTCCTGCATTAACTGATACGGCTGTAGATGCTAAGTCTTCACCCTCTTTAACAACACTACCTATATATACCTGTCTGCCAATAGCAACAGCATGGTCCCATTGTGCGTTAATAGACTCTGTATCTGTTGGATATCCAGCCTCAAGCTTATATGTTGAAGATATAGGAGGGTCTGACATAACAAGTTTCACACTGTCGGGATCAGTACCATTATCATCCCAATCCCTATAATAAGTAGATAATATACTCTTTACTCCTTTTGACGTATCTACCTCTGCTAGTAAAAATAGAGATCCACTGGCAACCCCATTATCGTCTGCTTCCTGGTAATATAACTTCCCTATATGAGCATCACTGGGTTTCGCTATTTCCAGGTTCATTGTATTGTCTGAAACTAATGATAGATACCCATCATATGGCCGTAGTAAAGACTCTATACCATTAGTTACCTTAGTCTGTATAAATTTGGTATTTGTGTTGGCCCATCCTGGCTGCGTACTTCCCATAAATGAAAGCTCATAGAGATTCAATAACCATCTAGTAGTTCCACCAGTTATAGTGTTATCTGTTATGCTCATGTCTGCACCCTCAGCAATTATCCAAATATTTGCAATGTTAGCACCGTTAAAATTGTCCCCAGTAAATATAGCACTATCATAAGGTATTTTAATCCTTGCTTTAGCAATATTTGCATGACCGATTCCATTGCTTCTATCTATTGCCTGTAATGAATCGAGTTCAGCTCTAGTTTTCCTATATATCTTACAATAACTGTCTCCAACCAAATCAGGATTGTAATTTACAATACTATCTGCAAAATGCGAGTCAAGAACAATGGTCAGCCTCGTAAATCCACTAGTGCCCTGCTCGGCCCATTCATGTGCATCATTATTTCCAGAATTGTTGCCATTGATGGATATCTCTATATATATATCCTTATCTGCAACATTAATGCCTGTATCATATAGTCCAGGTATATTATCTGTTGGGTTATTTGTGGGCCCATTTCCAGTTCTTATTACTATTGCAGGATCATAATTACTCCAACTTGAATCATTTATATATCGCCTGCCAAGTCTAATATAGTCACATTCTGCATAGGATTGAGATCCGGTGTCTGGGTAGGCCCCTATAAAACTACCATTTGCAGGGGATGCTGTATGACCACCCCAGGAATTGGCGCTAGCGCTCTCATCCCAAAAACTCACGGTCCAACCAGTATCACTTATAAACCCAAAATGTTTATGAGATGTAAACTCAGTACCAAACGGTGGATTAGGGATTTTTCCATCATTATACTCGTCATAGTTCCATGCAATAAGACGGTCGGTCTTTTGAGTAAGAGCAGCAGTGCTGTTAGCAATAAGACAGTCTCCATTACTCTGGGTAGCGGCCTTGCCCAAAAATACATAGTCTAAGTCCTCCCCTGTTGATGTGCCAGAAGCCTTTAGTCCCAGTGAGCTGGTCTGCTGTGATACATTACTACTTCCAGTTGCAAGCGCAGTACTATTAGGTCTTTTAACGGTATTCTTTCCAGACCATTCAACATTACTACCAACTTTATATACTCCTTGATTTCTATAATAGTCGGTACCATATATTAACAGATCTTCGCTAGCATCAGCAGTACCACTTAATCCAAGGGCGCCTTCTCCAGCTGCAGAAACTACAGTCTTCCCACGAATCTTGCCAGGCATATTGCATATACCATCATCACAGGCTGTAAGTTCATTTTTACCACCTTGATCCTCAGATTGTATATCTGTTAAGTCTGCATCCTCATTGATACCTCCAAGGAACCCATTTATAACTAATGACTTCTTAGGCATTACTTAACCAGTGTTTTCTTTACTTTAGCCCATAGTTTGTCATCAAGCTTATTAGCTGAACTCTCTACAAGATAATCTCCTAGTATCATAACTATCTGCTTAAGAACAGCTTCAGTTAGGATTGTTTTTGTTACCCATGCGATTAGTGCACTCATGTTATTCTCCTTTATTCGTTACCATTTATCATATTGCCCCATATAGAGCACTTGCCATCTATTATCTGTACTACATCCACTGTAAAGTCATCTCCAAAGAAGTCTATTATAGCAAATGCATGTGCCCAGTTATGGTTCCTATTATCAAGCCAGGCATTAGATTCTGTACTCATATCCTTTAAACATCCTATACTCCAGGCTCCTTTAGGTCCATCCATATGGGTGGCTGTCATATGTTGCAGATCGTGCCAATGCCCATACATAACATTGCATCCAAGCTTTCTTAAGTGGTTTGCAGTATGATACATACCTCCATACTGATGTCCATGATAGAAGTGTAGCTTGCCTATTTTAAGGTACTTTCCGAATGGATGGTAGGTATAACCTCGCTCTTCCAGTTTTATCGCGTTTTTGAGCCTATATTGGGGCAAATAGGGGTATCTCTCTACAAACCTATTTAGCCAGTTGTCATGGTTACCTTCTGTAAAGTGACGCTCATCACATCCTACACTATCTAGAGCCTCATCTATTACATCCATTCCACGGTTGACAGCCTTAATCTCTTTCTCTATATCTGGTATAATGTGTTCTAGCGGTGGCTGTTTCTTTCTCTTCCACTTCCACATTGATACAGATTCCCATTCCCCAGTATCCCCTAAATCCACGTAAATGCTTGGTTTTACTAGACTTATAGCCTTTACCAGAGCATTAATAGCTGGTTTATCCTCATATGGAAAATGCTTATCAGGTGTTATTATAGCCCTTCTTACCTGTGATGCACTCTTAGAAGCTTCTAGACTGGTAGAAAATTCCCTTCTACAACTGTTGCAAAAGTGCCTCTGTATATCCTTACCATCTTTATTAGTGCGTATACCATACTTGATGGTCTGATTTGATCCACATTTGATACATAACATAGTTCTCTCCTATTTAGTTCTAAGTTCTTTGCCTATCTTTATAACTAGGTAGATAAGCGTGGCGAGTCCAACAAACAGACTAACCATATCAGGTAGCCAGGAACTCATAGAGAGCCACCAACCACCAAGACCTATTGATTCTACTTTAAGTGTGTCTATAATATCCATTATCTTGCCGTAATAATTCCATCAGTTATCCTGTGAGTGATTACATTGAGAGCGATAACAAGTGGCCTTCCTGAGCCACCAAGATAATCATCTGCTGAAGAGGCATTACACATTGTGATATAGCTAGATTCGGCAGAGGACCATGTAGACCACTCTCCTTCTACTTCTATCCCACTACCAGTGTCTTTAGTCGTAAAGTAAGGTTTCGACGGTTCCGTAAGATCTGCAACTAAAGAGGTTGGTATTAAACCTTTGCTCCATATAGCCCAATTGGTTGAGTAAGATGTTGCTGCTGGATGTCTATATATCTTCATATTAACTCGTTACATCCCACTTAAAAGTTAATGTTACATTTGTATCATATGGTGCATTGGGATGCCTTAGATAGACTACATATAATTTCCCTTTTGTAAATGTAGGAGGGTCAGTTCCAACACTGGGAGACGACATATCAACAGTTACTACTGTATTAGCTTGTGTAAGTCCCAAAGTATAATCTTTTCTATATATGGTTGTGCCTGGAATTTCTGTTTCATCGGAAGCCTCGAGTATCCGCAGGCTTGTTGCACCATTTTGAGACATTTCACTTCTCCACACAACTTCTTCCAACGTTCCATCAAAGGGTGCAATCATAGCAAGATATTCATTATTGCTCGTAGTAGAAGTCTTTTCGGTAACATACCCTGCAAGAGGCAAGTAGTTTGCTGTTGCTGTTGCATAATAATTAGCTATCCTGATATCATAATAAAACTTACTTGTATCAGGAACTTTATCATCTACATACTTTTTGGTTGCAGCATCGCTATCTGCCGTTGGAGTATAAGTACCACCACCAGACTTAAGTGCTATATTACCACCAGCTGTATCAATAGTAATATTACCACTTTCTGCTGTTGCAATAGATAGTCTACTACCAGAAATAACACCTATTGTTGCATAACTTGTATCGCTGTTAGATAGCTTGAGCTGTGTGGATGCACTCCATACCTCTAATGTAGTATCAGGGTCTGCAACACCAATACCTACATTGCCACCTTTCTCTATAGTAAGCCTATCTGTATCACTTGTTCTAAATATTAGTGGTGAAGACTCTCTTAATGTGATGTATGCAGCAGCATTTTTTTGCATACCTATAACAAGTCCATCATTCTGCCCTGAACCAGTATGAGAGTTTATAAACTGTATATAAGGATAGTCCGCATCATATACAGTTAGTGTATGAGCAGGATTTGAGATATTTAAACCTGCTCGCATTTGAGGATTGCCATCCCAATCCTTAAGATATAAGCCTTCACCAGCAAGTCCATCATTTATAGCAAACCCATTAACATCAAGGTTCTTCTGAAGCTTATGGTTAGGTATACCAGCTTGTTTAAGTGCTATTCTTCCCATTAGCTTAATGCCGTAATTAAGAGTTTTTGACTAGTACCATCATTAGTTAACTTCTTATATTTCAGTAAGTTAAGGTTACTTATAGGTAGGGATAATGTTCCTGCTGGGGTTAGTTCTGCACAAGGGTTATCACTTGTATCAGTTATATAGAAACTATCTACGTTAGTAGATAAAGATTGTATTTGCACCTCTTTCACATTAGTGCCAACACTAGCAAAAGCAGCTGCATTAGTATTATCTGCTGTGGTAATTTCACTGCCGTCTACAGTATTAAAGGTTGCAGGTTGGGTATCAAGGGAGTCTACAGTTACTGTGCCTGTCACAGCTACACTGTCTGTTGCCGAATCTAAATTTACATCAATATCGCCTGTCGTTATAGTAGCCCCAGCCACGTTAACATCTAGACGGTTGTCAGTAATGCCTACTGTTTCCCCAGAGTCATCCGATATTTTGATCTTTGGGTATGACATTACGCGCTCTCTGTTACACTGCTATGCCCAGGATTATAGTATGAGTTCTTACGAACTAATGGTATGCCGTTTATATCTCCTACAATATCTGCTTGATTGACTACTTCTGAGAGCTCATCTCCCAAAATACGTCCGTAAAGCTTGTCTAAATGCTTTATTAGTGCGTGAGTGAACTTCATATCGGAAAATCCACTTGACGAGCTTCTAGGGGGTGTTTTGGGCCTCTGTGAAGGTCCTAGCCTATTTGTATCTATACTACCATTGAATGCTTCCAGTAATGATATCATGTTAACTCTCCAATGTTTTATTCTGTCTAAATATACACATTATGCTAATGTAATAGTACCAGTCCTTACAGTACCATCAGATCCCTTCAGTTTAAATGTTAAAGTTGTATTATCTGTAGCTTCAATAACGATATCCCCATTGTCTACAGGAGTAACAGATGCACCAGGGTTAAAGCCAAACGATCCATTAACATCAAGTTTATAATCTGGGGCAACCTCATTTATACCGACAGAGCCTGCTACTGTCAAGTCTCCACTCTCTCCATTTCCAGCTACAATTGCTACATCTCCAGTAATAGTTCCACCTTGCAAGTCTATATTAAGCCTGTTATTAGTATCATCTAATGCAGCACTAAGCATCTCTCCAGTAGTCTTCCCACGTATATTAGTGGTACCACTACCATCGTTGAATATCTTGCCCAATACCTCATCTACGGTATACTTCTTTAAATCTGCCATTATCTAAGCTCCTTTAATCCTTGTACTATGTGGATTCCACCTTTTAAAGCAGAACTCCCCTTTTCTAGTTGTCGTTTAAACTCTCTTAAAAAATACTCCCTCTGTTCCATATCACCTGAATCCTCTGCAAGCTTTGCCTTCACATAGTAAACTATAGCATTTGCCTGATACCTTGTAATATCTAAAGATGAGCCTTCATCTGTAGGGGCTGTAGGAGTATATGAATACTGAACTTCTATACCATCTGTAACAGACTCTGTAGGACTCTTGTACATATTGTACTCATTATCTACTGTAGATGATGTAGAATCCTTCTGTATTATAGCAAGTTTGTTACCTTCTATATAATATGCATATGTTTTAGCTGCCATCTTCGTCTACCAATACAGGCTTATAAATAGACCTAGGTACAGATCTATACTTGCCATCTTCATTGTTATGATCTTTGACTCTTATATCCATAAGCTTAGTGAGATCACTAGGTAGGGTATAGAATCTTTGATCTTTAGTGATATTGATCTTATCAGTTTTGACATGTGTCTCTGAAGATATAGCCATCTCATCTAGAGCGTCATTAATATAGGCTAAGGCACGACCCGTTTGAGTCGTACCTGCCCTTTCCATAATCTCCTTAACTGTCATCTTCTTCCCGTTCTACTACTAATTGGCCTAACACTTCTAGAGCGCCAGAAGCTTTTATAGCCATAGTTTGATACTGTTGAAGTTGCTGTGCTAAGGTATCTCTTATCTCTAAGAGCTCTTCATTTGTCTTGCCTTGAAAGTCTGTTGCAGGTTCTGCAACATCTTCCAGTTTTACTTCATCGTTACTCATCGGTCTCTCCTGTTTATTATGTTATAGTTACTAATTGTGAGTGAATCGTGGCTGCTGATGCCGTTCCTACTTTATCGCTTGATGCTGATACATGGAATGAACAGCCAGCCCCAATAGCAGGGGTATTTGGTAAAAATATACATCCACCTGATGGTATAGAGCAAAACAATGCATAATTACCAGAGGTATATTCTATCCATACTGACACCCATTCATATGAGCGTGTATCAAAGTTCCCATCAGTAAACCCTGAATGTTTTATAAATATGCCAGCATATGGGGTGTCATCAGCCCCTATAGATACTTTAGTAGCTGATGTATCCAATGCTGTATAAGTTGGTGCTCCTGCACTATATCCATTTACGGTCCCAGATATTTCAATCCCTCCAGTAGCATTACTAATTGCTGTAACAGATGCCCCAATAGTACCACCTACCGCGCTATAATGTCTAAATAACTCTGTATTTGCCGATACAGTGCCTGCATTATTATTCTCATCAGATGTGTAATCTATGCTAGGTTGGGTATATTGATCGACTACATCCACTGATACTGCATACTTTATATGATCGGCCATTATTTATCTCCTTTTTGCTTAGGCGGAGCTAATAGTCCGAAAGCATCATTATATTGTTGTCTTAAAGCTACATATCTCCCATGGGCCCATTGATATTTTGTACCTTCTTTTTGTACTGCAGAATTAAACTCTGCTACAACCGCCTGTACATTGGCTGAATAATCCTGTACCTCTCCACCATATTTCTGTATCTTTTGAGCATCATCAGCGGAGATAAGTTGAGCTTCTTGTATAGCTTTCTGTAGCTCACCTTGGTACTCTACCTGTGTCTTATTAAACTCATTCACACTATTGGTTAGTTCAGCTCCATATTTCTGAACTATTACACTTGACTCTGTTTGCCATTCTGCTACCTTGCTTTGGTTTTCTTGTACTAATTTTGTTATACTAGCTGTATATTCTTGTAACTCTGCCCCATATTTCTGTATCTTCTGGTCATCATCTTTAGATAGTAGTTGAGCCTCTTGTGTCTTAACTTGCATATCTGCTTGATATTCTGTATTAAGCTCGTTAAAATCGTTAAGAGCACTCTGTATATCTGCTTGATACTTATTTATCTCCAAGGTTACCTTTCCTTGTGCAGATTGTGCTAACTCTGGATCATCATCATCTATCCATGTTTGTATCTCTGCAAAATCAGGAGAAATTACAGGAGCTGTATATATAGGTGCTGTTCCTAAAGCATCAATACTGGCATCGGCAAGTGCTGGTGTCACAGGCGCAGTAGGCATGTTCCATGTTAAAGATGGAAATGTTGGCAATGAAATGACTGGAGCGGTATATGTAGTAGTTTCTGTAAAGCTAATAGAAGAATCACTTAATACAGGGGATATCGGCGTTGCTGGGAGCGCAAGAGCTGCAGGCAATGAGTCCTCTAAGTCTCCTAAGTATTCTAATAGTGCTTGTGAGCCTGCATAAAGGACCATAAGATGTTCAAAGCTATCAGGAAAGCCAACTATCTCACCTGTATCTTCACTTCCAGCTACAGTTGAATATTTAATATGATGTATAGAAGCTCTATCACCACTAGAGCCAGGTGTTGGATGTATATATGTCTTACCATCTAGTTCCCAAAAGGCTGGATGATACTTGGATCTATAGTATAAACTGGTAGAGTCATTAGATAAGAACCTCTCTTCTGGGGAAATTCTTTGGGCTGTTACCCAATTGTCAACAGAGAGTCTTTCCACAATTCCATCTGTACCATCAACATCAACTACAACATTTGCCACCTCAAAGGTATCATTAGTTTTATTTTCTACCTTACCTGTAATACCATTCACCCCAGTTGACCCTGTAAAGCCACTCAACCTTACTGTATCTCCATCACTTAAGCCATGTGCTGTATAGGTAAAGTTATCGTTAGTATTAGAACTTGTTACTTCTGTAAGCTTTAAATAGTCTGTACCAGCAGTACCATTCTCCCTAACCACATTAAGAACTGAGCCACCTCCTAGATCGGCTCCATTCCCATCCTCTAATGTTGTACTAACTGCAAAAAGCCCAGCCTTTTCAGGTCTAAGCTGTATAACTCTGTTGACTACATCTTTTAATCCATCCGTTAAGTATGTACCAAAGTTTGTAGCATCAGTTAGTGAAGTGATTGCTTTTACTTGATCTGTAAAGGTTGCCATATCTTCCTATCTAAGGTGGCCTACCCCCCCTGGGGAGAGAAATCTTCCCAGGGGAGGAGCAGGCCCATTCTAGTTTAACAGATTAATCATTGTCTGGATACAATGCTAAAAAGTATTCCACACCAGCTATAGTGATTGGAATTACTTTAGTAGCCACACCAGCAGCATTACCTGCAGCAGTACCACCTGTACCAGCAGCTGCGACTTTATCATCAGCATCTGCTAAAGTATCAAGAAAGCCATCTGCCTTATTTTGTCCATATAATGGATTTGCCATAATATACCTCCTTATGACCAGATAGAATGAGTTTCAGGACAACTCCATTCCATTCCAGCTTCGGTTAAGATTTGATCCACTCTACGGTCGACACCTGAGTTCTGTAAAGTCTGAACTCCTACGTAGATTCCAGTATCACGATTTAAACCATTACCTACAAGAGGGCGATAAGAACAATATTTCATGTTGATACCAATGATTTTCACTTTGGTACCATCAAGATGCACATTTCGTGCAATGTTCATATCTCCATATACTGTAGATATAGTCGTAATGTCAACACCAAACACTTTCTTCTTACCTGATGTGCTAAAGTCAGCACGCCCTAAAGAGGTTGTAGTTGGCCCATCTCCTGGGTAGACATTAGCAATATTGTTAGAAAAGTATCCAGATAACTTATGTAGCCAGTTATAAACTTCTGTAGAGCAGAAGAAGATAGTTGACTTAGCATTATTATATCGTGGATCTAACAAGGCTGACATGTCATCAAGAAAGCTATCTTGAGTTTTGGTTGTCAGATTAGAAAGATCAAAGACATTACCATACTGTGTAATGAAGTCTACAGCACCTTGAGTAGTACCATAGGTAGCATTCTGGGTTCCGAATAACAAACTATTTTCGATATCCCATTTATGCTCGATAAGTTTCTGCTTCCAGATACGAGCCCATTCATTACCTTCATACTTTAGTACAGTAGCACGATCAGTATTATTCATTACGCATGAGGTTTTCCAGATTTGAGTCTGGCCTGATGCGACTGAGAATGGCTGATCTTGCCAGGTCTCTGGATACCCAGTACCAGCAGCAAATGCGGTACCAGATACATAGCATCTATACGGTTCAAGAGCTTCAGCAGATCCTTTAAGAAGGGCAGCATCTGGCATACCCATAAAGAATGAGCCAGCAGTAACACCCTTAACTACACTACACTGTAGCTTTTGGTAGTTAGTTGCAGCTCCTTTCATCAATTCATCAATCTTGACAATCATATAGTCATTTGTCGATTGATCATTAGATGCATTTTCTGCACTGCAGACAGGTACTTTAAGTAGCTGTCCAGGAAATAAGAACTTAGGTGCAGTTCCACTAGCGCCAATAGCGGTAGCAGTTTGCCCGTAAGCCTTTCTCTTATTACCTTCGTATAGCCAATCTGTACCGACTTCGATATAAATATTATCGCCATCAGCATCATCATCTGTAGCAATTGCTATACCAGTATTGCTATTACCACCAGCCTCGCTATCTGTTGTGGAGTCTCCATCACCATGTAAATTAACATATACATAGCGTCTTAAATATGATTCACGTCTTTCAGTAAACTTGAAAGTCGGATCATCTGTTGGTTTTTTGGCCACCATAGAAACAAAGCGGAAGAACGGATCTTGTGATAGCGAGAGTTCAGAGACTTTACTACCGAAGTTGTATTGTCTCCGAAGCGCGCCAGTGGCCGTATCCGGACCGTATGCTTCTGTTGGCTCATTAATGTAACTGTCTCCAGTTACATTTAGAATATCAGACATTTGTCTATCTCCTATTTAATGCTTAGATAGAGCAAATAAACCTATATAAGTCTATCCAAACAGGTTATCAACACTTTCATCAAAGCCGCTTATCGCATCAAATATTTCATCTGACTGTGATCTCTGTGCGCCTTGACTGTTTGCTCCTGATGCGGATGTAGGCATATTCCTGACATTTTTCATTTGGTTTAACATATCCTTCTTTGTAGAGTTCGCAACATTTTCGTTGTTTCTGTCTCGGTTCAACAGGAAGTTCACGTCATTAAGCGACATGGTATGCTGTTGAGCTCGAGCCTTGAAATCTTCAAAGTCTGCATCTGACAAGTTATGCTCTTTCTTAAATGCTTGCTCTTCAATAGCACGGTTTCTAGTAGCTTGGATCTGTTGCGCTCTTTGCTTTTCAGCTTGGAGTACTTGACCCACTCTACCTTGGACCACTTTATCGATGTGTGCATTATAAAGTTTTGCACTATCAGATTGAGGATCTGTTATAGCCTCTTGTTGATCAAAGATAAAGTCTTCATCAAGATTTAACTGTTCTTGAATAGTCTTATCTGGCTTACCGCCATTGACCAAATAGTCTTTAACATGTTCTACTAATCCACTATCATTTTTCATCGCTTGCAAAACAGGTACGAAAGGTTCAACCTCTCGATACTGATCTGATAAGCGGACAGCTTCTCTGCTACTATCTTCGTAGCGTTTTTTCCAGTCTGTGCTGTCGGCTGACTGGTTCACGTTATTGGAGCCATCGTCCTGTGTTGTGTGGGTTACCTGTTCGGAGCCACTTGATTGACTTTGGGTTGCCTCAGTGTGTTCGATTATTCCACCATTTACCTCGTGTTCGAGTTGGTCGAAGAATGCTGAGGAGTCCGTATTGGATGCACCTTCTGCTGACTCAAAAGAGTCTTCTTGCATCCCTATTTCGGAGTTACCTTTATTATCTTCTGCCATTATTTCTCCTTTATGGTTAATAAAATTCTGTGTAAGTTACTACTCTTTATTATTAGCTTGCAAGTTATTTTTTACACTTTCTAACATATTTGCTGCTTTTTGTTGCTGAGCATCAACATTGTTAGACATAACATTACGTAGTAGCTTCTGTTTTCCCTCTGTTTCTACATACTCTTTATCTATCTGAGATTTCACTGCTTCCTTTTCTTTGTTTATCTCAACACTTGCCTGCATGACTTTGTTTTTAATACCCGCTTGGACCAATTGACGTTCAAGTGTCTCAATAGTGCCCTCTTTATCTTCAAGATTTTCGGATAGTTGTTGTATTTGTCCTTGCAGTTGTGAGTACAGAGATTTTCTTTTCGCAATGTTCTCCTTGTTCTTTATATCGGTTTCTGCTAACACAGCTATATCATCTACTACGCCCATTTGCAGTAATGATTTAAGCTCTTCTAGGTATGCCCATCTATTAACTGGCATTGTAGACCCTTGTATAACTCTAACATCAAACTTGGCTGCTTCTACATCCATAGACTTACCTATAGCTTCACCCATATCGTTATAGATTGGTATGTTAATTTCTTGTTCCTTTTGCTCCTGTAGAGCGCTGGGCTGTACTATTCTAAATCTTTTATAAGCTGTATAAGTAGACTGGGAATATTGCATAATAATTGTACCTGTCTGCTTTAAAGCTGGTTCTATAGATGTAGTCATCCATTGCTTAATACGTCTAGTACCATATTCATCCAATGCCAACATACCTCTATATGTTTCCCCTGCATTTGCGCTATCACCCATCATAGAGCTATAAATACCAGCTAAGTATTCCATATCAGCCTTACCCTCTTGTACAACCTGGAAGAAAGCATTTGATAATGGTGCTGGTATAACAGATGTAGGCGGCTCTACTCCAGGCCTTACAGGCAGCAAAGCACCTGGGCTCGAGGAGTATTTCTCCCAGACCTCTGCATCTATTGATCCTTCCTCATACATCCACCTTAAACTTGATCCTAATGAAGCATTATGTACCATGATCTGATGGGATTTGTTTATCTCTCTCTGCTTTCCAATAAGTGGCGATACAGCTGACATTGGATAAGGAGTGCCTGTCCATTTATAGTGAAATGGAATAAGTGGATAGTCTTTTATAGTATCTGGCAATACCTTTTCATACAATAGCTTATCGCCTGCAACGCAAGTCTGCTTTATTCTATCATTAAAGAACCTAACAGCATCTACTATATTCTTCTGTATCTGAGGATCTTTTATAAGTATCTTATATTCTTTCTCTGTAACTATTTTATTCTCGATCTTGGAAGCTTCAGATTGTAACTCACTCATGTATTCTTGCTCTGCAGATTGTAACTGCTGCTGCATCATTTCCTGAGCCTTCTTCATTTCAAGTTCATACCTCTCTGGTATCATCTCACCCTTTTGTACAGCTTCCTGCATCTTCTTTTCTTGCTCTAACAATTCCACTTGCATCTCAGCAGCCATTTCTTTCATCTTTACTTCTACCTGCTTCTTGATTTGTTCAAGTTGCTGAGGGTTTGGTGGTATTCTATAGAAGACACTCATATATGGCATCTTAATCTTTTCATACACTTCAAAAAACTCTATAAGCTCATCCTGCTCTCCTATAGCAGTAAGAGCATCATCCCCATCTGTGTCATCATTATAGGTGAATAGCTTTTGGCTTGCATCATTGGTAGGCCTCTGTGAATATGTTCTACTCCACTGGTCATCGCTACTAGCATTTGCTATCTTTCTTTTTGCATCAGGAAATAGTTTGATAAGATGGTTTTTAGGTAGGACCTTTCTTACCATTATATAAGCAGCATCTCTAAATAGCATATCTCTACTCTTAGGATCTATAAATATGTCAAATGGTTCAGGCTGTTGAACTACAACCTCTCCAAGGCCATTGTCTGCATCTTGATTAACTGATATTAACAGATAACCTATAGACTTTGTGATACAGTCATTAATAGCATTAGCATATAAAGTAGCGCCATTTGAGTTATGCCATACATAGTCAGATAGATCAGAATATACAGCAGCAACAGCAGAATCACTTCCCTCTACCCCTATAGCTTGCCATCTAGGGTTATTGGCTGTAGCATAGAAGTTTAACATCTCTACTACAGGCAGTATCCTATTAATAGTAAATGTAGGCATACCCTGTTCTTCTAAGCTTGCTTTATCAGCCTGGCTAATTTGATCATCATGAGCAAACTCATAACCCATCTGGTTAATCTTTTGCCACTGAGTTCTAGTGGTATTGCTACACATATTGTATAACTGTCTTACTTGATCTGCTTTTTTATTCTTTGCCATTTTTTATTCCTTATGCTGTGACCCAATTCTTAGCTTGTGGTTTCTTCTTATAATAGTTACCCTTCTTATCTTGACTAAGATCCTTAGAAGGATAGCCATACTTACATGCATAAGCTAAAGCGTCAATAGTATCATCATGGCCCATTCTAGGACCAAAAGTTATAATTTCTCTTTGAAGGTCAAACATATCTTTCTTAAGGTGTACCGCACCCACTGAAAATCTTTGCGCAAGTATTTCTTGTATCCTGTCACGCTTCGACATTCTATTACCTGGTTTTTCAGCAGCGTACTTAACCGTGAAATCGTTACGCCTACGCATTTCTGCCATAAGCGCTTGAAAAATCGGCCTAGACATCGTAGTCTCTTCGATTGTAAAAAGGGAAGGGTGATAGATGTTATTAAGCTCAAAGATGTGATCAACGATTCCTTTTTTATGATCTCCTGGTATCCCGAGAACAGGCAAGCTGCGCTTGCGTACATAGTTAAGCACATATATATTATTATCAGGGCACACACCAATAGTAAGTAGAACGCTGAAGTCACTATCCCTACGAGCAGAATCAGTAGCGGGGTCAACACCCGTAAAAATATTGACTGGCTTAACGTCACCATCTGTTGTATGTATATAAGATATCCCTGTTTCATTTTCATGTATAAAATCTCCCTCCCAGTACTTAATATGATCTCTGGTGAAGATTGCATCCTCAGTACTTTGAACTTCCATCATATACTCTTGATAGAACTTCTGCGGTTGTCCAGAGTCAGTATAAAATTTCTTCTTTCTCTCCATCTCCTTATGGCCAAACCAATCAGGCCATATAGGTTGTCCATCAGATTGTATAGCTTTATGTGTAATCACTTTCCAGCTGAAATCCGAGCCTTCAGATTTCGCCCTATCATGGTTAACCAGGATGTTATTAATGAAGCTATCAAAGTGAACGGGAGTACCATTAATCCTAAGGCGACCAGTGCCAGGTTCAAGAGCAGGAAACACAACAGCCGTAACAAGGTTCGAGATTTTAGCTCTAGACTCAGGCGTAACGGTATTATTCTCATCCTCAAAATCGTCCAGCACAATGAGATCGTATCTCTTGTGTAGTTTAGCGCCACCTCGTATCCCTGACAAGTTCGACTTACTAATAAGCTTGGTACCATTTTTAAGTTCAATATCATCTTCTGTCCATTTTCTCCCTTTTAAATCACCGAAATAATACCGCAACTTTTCGTTATATTCCAAGTGATATTTTATATAGTCTAAGTTAGGAACACTAATCTTGCTAGATGCAGCGACCCAACCATAAAATAGTGGTTCTGTAGTAAAGCAAAAATCATGCAGTATGCTACACTTAGTGAGTACAGTCTTGCCATGGCCACGGGGTAGTATGACCGCAAGTTGTCTAACTGAAAGGTCATTAACGACATCTGCCACCTGATAATGAAAGAAAGGCGTTTCAGAGCGCATAAAATCATCTGGAAGAAATAACTTACCATAGGCTATAATGTCCTCCCTTGCAAGTTTGAGTTCTTCTTCTGCTTGTGATACATTTCTAGTATTAATGTTTGCCATACTTTAAATCCATATACATATCCTCAGTAACCTTTTCAGCTTTGGTAAGCCACTTTTTATCTAGCCCACCAGGTATACCAATGTTTGTACTGCCCCTATCAAACACTGGCTTAAGTCGAGATAATTCTGACTGAGGTATCTCAAACTTTAGAATATAATTAGAGTTATCACTAATGTCGTCCACTTGGGACGCTCCCCACTCCATAGCCTCTTTTTTGCTCTTACTCCCCCATATAGTTCCTTCTGGAAGATCATATCTAGATGTACCAGGATTAAAGCGTGAGTACTTACCTCCAACAAATTTTCCATCCTTAACCATCGCTTCCCCTGTGTCCAATACCGATTCACCTACCTTCTTTCTTGCCGGATGCCAATTGGTACCCCTATATATAGCAACTATCTCATCACCGGCTTTTTTTGCTGCCTTTATAGCTCTCTTTGCTGAAACTGCCTGCCCAATAAATGGGATCATAGCTGTAAGAGATAAAGCTGCATTGCCAAACTCCCCTTCTGCAGCATATAATAACGCATCTGCAGCATCTGCCAGATTCCCTAGAACAGGGGTAAAGCCAGCAGCCATCAAGGTGTTGTGTAAATCCTCACTCTTCAATCTTGACTTACTACCATTTAGCGATACTGCAGTCTTATCAGCTGTAGCATGCTGCATCATAGCAAAAGCATTAGCATCAATTTTTTCCATTATGCAAAGGTGTTGTCTTCATTTATCATTTGTTGTAGTGCATAATCTTGTGGTTTAACTTTCTTACCATAAGCATTTAATGCCTTTGCAAAATCTTCTACCCTAGTAGGTGTTTCATCATACCAATCACTTTTTCCACCAGAGCTATTCTCCTTTATTTGCTTCACAGCCTCTATATAGTCCCCATCCTTAATGGCTTTCCATGCCTTGGGGAACTTAGTCTTCTTTGTGCCCCAGGATCTTCCTAGCTGATAGTTTACAGATGCTAAGGCTTCAATCATACCCTGGTCTGAAATGCCAGCTTCCTTTGCTTGAGCTAATCCAGCATTATATGCCACGCTAGAGTCCATTTCCAACCATAGAGCTAGCTGCTCCTTATCTATAGTAGTACCTACAGGATACTTTTTTATCTCCTCAGCTGTTAAAAGATGTCCTACACCTACAGTGGGTCTATTGGAAGTATCTAAGTACACCTCAGACTTATAACCTTCTCTCTCCCTTAAGTGGTCCATAAATTCTTTAGTCGGGGTTGCCATCTTCTATCTCCCTTGGCCTTTCTACTTCTTCTAAGGCATCTGGTTGGAATCCTTGAAATAATGCTCCTGTAACCTGGGTTACCTTAGTTGAAGTTTTATCTTCAAGGTCTAATATATCACTTAATTTAAAAAGCGCCCTTAAGCGCACATCTTCTTTCTCAGCTGTTTTAGATACGTTATGGATATCCTTGAGAACAGTCTCATTGTCTATACCTAGTTTTTCTAATACTGGTTTTAATTCTTCTTTCACTTGTTTTGTTATCCTCTCCAGCCTCATAAGGGCTGTTGCTTTTTCCCTAGCATACCAAGCCTGATTTGTAGGAAATGCCTTCATGTACGAATCTTGTAATGACATTCCCGAAACCAAGTATTGTATAAAAAGGGTTTCATGCTTACTGTTTGTGGTCCGGTCCAAAAGAGCGTCCTTGGCTCTACGTCCACCGAAGGAATATATATTGTCCCTCCGTGAAGTATCCATTTTAACGCTTCCAAGCACAGGGAATGACCCAGTGCAAGTACCCACGTACTCTTTGACCTTGTTCCTAGTAAGCATCTTCCCTTTGCGTAGGATCTGGATAACGCTTCCATCATCAGCAATCACCCAATCACCTATCGCTGCTTTGCGCCAATCATCTAAGAATGACACATTGCTAGGTACCTCATCGATTTCATCATAGACAGTATGTAACTGTCCGTTAACTTTGTACTCTCTCATATCCCCTCGTTATAACCTCTCCTTACTCCTCACTTCGTGACTCGCTTAACAGTCGAGGTAATAACTGTTGATTAAAATTAATTACTCGGCTTGCCGAAGGCGAGTCGAGATAGAGTTCTTTATGCTTTAGCCTTATCTTTAACCTTTCTTAATATATCTAAAGTTGTTGACATTTCATATTTGTCATCTGCTATAGCTTGAAAGTAATCAACCTCCTTTTGAACTTCATCAACACTCTCTTCGATATACTCTATCTCTTCTGTGTTGTCATCAAAAACAATAGTTAAGTTATAAACCCTCATGCAACCTCCTTTATATTAAGCATAGTTACTAGTAGTAGTTTACTAGGTCTTATAGATATGATGCAAGTTTTTTTTTCAGCTCTAAGTAGCTGTTTTTACAGTACTTAAGAAATACCGACCAGCGAGTCGGAATCTGGGAAGCAGATCCTAAACGCTTTTGCAGGTGTTTCTGCAGTTTACCTACATCCTTACGCATTGTTACATACTCTTGTAATAGTGCAGATACATCGTAAATAGCTCTCTGTTGGTTATCTACTTGCAGCTCTAACTGTTGGATATAGTCTGCTAACTGGTTGTATGTAAGTTTCTTTTTCATCTTTCTTTTCATCTTTTCCCCAAAATATATGCTTATGGTCTACATCGCAATATACGGGACATTTATAGTTACGATCAAGCTTTTTTCCATATTCGCTTATTACTACGTAAAGAATGAAGAGAACGACTTTCCCCGTGTCATTGCCCACACTCCTATGTTCAGGATAGATATCACTAAAAGGAATAGCGAACCCCCATCCATATAATAATATAAGCCCCATAACCCAACAAAGAGGTTTAACCATCTCATCATAGACCATTTTTCATTCTTGGTCATCTCTTTCTAATATTGGTAGTGACGTTCGTACTATCTTCTCTAATACATCTATTTCATCCTTAAGTAGCTTATTTTCCAGGCACTTATTGTAATATAGCGCTATATAGTCCATTAATAGTCCTTCTCTATACTTTGACCTTGTTTATTCCTTAGATACTCTTCCAAGCTATTGAACTCCAGCTCTAAAGCTTCTAAGAAGGGATCTTGTACTGGGGATTCCCAATAACCTCCATCAGGAAAGGCCAATATAATGTTATCCTCCTTACCTACCTCCTTTATAACGAGAAAAATATACCCATTCTGACAATATGAATATCCCCTACTCATATCCAGTGTGATAACTGCTCCTGGATTAGCCTCATCGGTGGAAACTTTGTTCCAAATGTTTATCTCTTTATCGTTAGTCTGGGGGGTAGATAGGAGGAGACTTGCTAGTGTTATACCAGCAATACCTGATACAATAGCTGTCATAAATCTATTCATGGTATCTCCTAAGTGTATGTAAATATACGACTTATATACGTATATGTCAAGTGATTTCTGTCACAAAAGGCAAAAGCTTTCAAAATTATAGCATTTGTTTGCTTGGTGTTTCCTACTATAGGGTACCCTTATAAAGGGTTTTTCACTATCGTTTTTACGTTATTTTTAGTTTTATTTTTTCTAGTTAGTTTTCCCTATAATTAAATGGAGATAGAAACATGACAATATATTCTGAAGACCTTATTGATGAAAGGGCAGCCAGTGATGTATTAGAAGAGGTGTTAGATTATGCAACAGATGCACTGACTGAGATTAAGTTCTCTCTCAAGCGTAAGAAGTTGTTAGTCGCCAAGAAGAACCTCAACCGAATCGTAGCGAAATGCCAACGTAAACAGTGGAAGCTGATTACGAAGAAAGTCACCTCTGATATCCAGCGTATCAGGGATGCTGCAGATGAGGCGGAGGGCCTTGATGGCATATTCTTCTAAGGGTAGTTTCTTACCCTTTTACTGTTACACTTTGTTCTGCTGGTATGTGAGATATATATAAGACATACCACAGACAGTCCTCCTGAGCATGGAGGCAAAAAGGCTCAAGATTTGTCTTCCTAAAGACACTAAACTATAGATTGCGCTAAGTTACCTACAAGTATCTTAGACCGGTGAAACAATCCTATTGTAGTAGGAACGTTGACTAAGGGAAGCAATACAATCAGCTATTAGACCCGAAAGGTAACTACCTAAGTAAAATATGGTAGCAGCTTACTGTCTGGTTCAAGTCAGACCTGATTAAATATTTACCCCTGTGGTTCACGGGATAACTTCTTAACACTGAAATATGTGGTCTAAAATACAGATATGAAGTAGAACAAGACATCATCCTCTTTGAGTTTAGGCTCATTAGGTATGGAATTAATTGATATCAACAGTAATGTGCCAGCATTGCTACATGGTCATTATGGTACTACACTCGGATATAAGGGACAACCCATCCTTCTTGGAGCATCCTTATACATTGACTGAGTTCGACTCTCAGTATGACCACATGAGTTAAGAATTGGGCTGCTTATGGTCCAACTGTCTCCTAAAGACACTAAACTATAGGTTATCAAAGTCGATTATGGGACTGAAATGTAAAAATGCAAAGAAGCCCTTTCTGGTTATACAGGTAACTAGATATAGTGGTGAGCTGTCATAACTTTGCCAAATACCTGTGTAATGTAAACTCTTGTAAGAGAGGATGAAGTTACAAGGCTTGGGTTTAGTCTCCCACCGACAAGTAGTGGAGACCGTGTAAGACCTCCTATGGCACACGACAAGTACGTTAAAGCTTGTCAAAATTTTATAACCATACAATATGGTTAATAGTTACTATCCATAAGTGGTCAACTATCGTAAGATAAGTCACACTGGATTCTAACTGATATGTAGCAAGGAGGGATTGAGCCCATTACTCACCCTCCACTAAATTAAATAAGCACCCTTTGTTAGTTGACAGTAGCTCTGTCTGGAGAAAACTAAGCTTGTATTTCGCGCCTCCTAAGTAAGTTAGAGGAAGGGTTCGTCCCACGTTAGCAATGATTGTAGGTGAGAAACTACATATGCGCGGTAAACTGCTTATAATCCTGTGGTTGCATATTCCCGATAATATGTCAGTCGTGGTTAAACTATTGGCACCATGCAGGAGCCCAGAGATGGATAATAACATCGAGCCAATACATATTTATATTTGCTAGCGATGTATGACTATATATCTATAGTTATACCCTAGGTATGTAGTACCGGGGAACTCTGATCAGGGGAGCTAGCAATAATTTGAGAGAGTAAAGGAAGGGTCAAGTTATTAAAGCCCTCGGTTGTTGGAGACGAGCCCAACACTTATATTACTAGTTAATATATGAGGCGTAATTCTATGCCATTTAACAATGGTTCAGTCATAGGAGAAAGGCAACTGGCATGAGCGTAAGCAACAAGGTCTGAAACAGTAGTCACTGCGTGAAATACCTAAAGTGTGGCGACGATAGGAATAGATATTGACGACTCTCTCACTAAATTCACACTAAAATAGAGGCTATAATGACCAATGAAGTAAAAGAATTAAAAGATAAGGTCAAAGTTTTGAGTAAAATGATAAATACTCAATTAAATACTATCGAAGAACAACAAAAAGTAATAATGAAATATCAAACTAAATTTAGAATCATACATGATACTTCAGAACTTTAAGGAGGTCTAAATGATAGACAGACTGTATGAATGGTTGTTCTCTGAAGAAGAGAGAGCACCAATAGGTTTTATCCCATTATTCTTCCTAATGATAATAGTAAGTTCTATTATATGCTTATTTATATTGTCAGTAAGTAGAGCAATAATGTGGATATAAAAGAAGTAACCCCAATGAAAGCAGTATGGTATGGTTTCAAGTTCTCCTTGATATTATACCTACTCCTTTGGGTAATAGAAATCGTAGAAATAACATATAAATGGTTATGGAGGTTATAATGCAATATAATAACTATGTACTATCTACCAAAGGCATGCTAATTGCCTGGTATAGAAGTCAGTTAAAAAAATTCTTAAAGCTTGGCATTGGTAAGATCACTGAAAATAATGTGGTAGTAGGTGATAAACTACTAAGTGCTACAAGAAAAAGAATAATACAGCTAGGTGGTAAAGCTGCTCTTCACCCTGATTGGGGTCTAGTAAAGGAGAGAAAACCATCAAAGAACCCTAGTGCTGTTAGAGTTAGAAAATTTAGAGATAGACAAGCTAAACTAAAGGAGAGTGGTCATGAGCACATTACAACAACTGTTAAACCTAGAAGCAAAAGTAATAGCGCTTTTAGACATGAAAGGGATAAAGCATAATGTATTTGATTTTCAAGAGACGTGTAATCCTGGGGATAGACGGTTTTATAAGAGACCGAGACCTAGGTACTCAGATTAGAATTTGGTGTTTTGGGCTAAACATGTGGTGGGCCTTTGGAGATGGCGACAAAACTGGCAATGGTTTCGAAATCTACTTAGGCTTTCCAAACTTTTACAAAATAATATAAAGGATAATAACATGGATGAGATAAGTCATAAGACTTTACCGTGGGAAATGTGGTTCTCAACACTACTAATGTTTCACAATGCTTTCGTTAGGCATCTAAATATAATAAAAGAGTTAATAGAAGAGATGGAAAAAACTAATCCTGTACTTGCTAAACTAATGGAAGCTATGCAAGTTGCACTATTAGAGGAAGCCTCTCAACCTGCTATGATAACACAGGCTATATCATTTTCACTAGATGAGAATGATGCAGAGTCTTTAAAGAAGAAACATCCTGAAGACCATAGATTATATTTACAGGGCTTGATTGATAACTTTACTGAAATCGAAGCCACTATAAAGGATATGCCTAAGACTGAAGGTGATGCATTTATGAAGAAATTTCATATGAAGGCAGTAAATGTATGAGAAATAAACATAGGTTAATAGAAGAGCTGTCTACTCCACCACATCTTGAAAGAGAGATGTTTAGAGAGATGGCTAGGTTAAAGAAACAAGTTAAACTAATAAAACAAATACTGGAGGGAAAAAAAGATGAGAATCATTGTGATAGCAATAATGATACTAGTGATCGGGTGTGATAGTGCTGAAGGGGGAGGAGAAACTACTCCGAAGATAACCAACACTGTTGTAACACCTAATACCTTAGAAGGTTATAAGTACCCTAAAGATGCAGAATGGACATATGTTGAACTCAATCTCGATGATATGTCATTCGAAGATGCTTTTGAGATACAATACCGAGCTCATGGTGAAGGTCATACATTCTGGTGGAAGGGTAGTGAATATACTACCAACCTACAAGGGAGTATCATAGTAGCTAGTCAATGGGTCAGAAACTCTGATGACATAGACGATAACTGCTACTCTAATGAATGGGATATTTGTGGACAATGCGATGGACAAGGCATGATCACTTGGTACAGAGATGTCGATGGTGATGGTCTGGGAGATGCTAGCCACAAGGTCCTTGATTGTAATTATCCGAGTGTGGATAGCGAGTAGTTGACCACTTCTCACAAAAGAGAGATGCCTGCTTTATTATTAAATTAGTACGGCAGGCTATCTTACTAATACTAATAACAATAACCAAAGAAGAAGGAGACAGCAATGTCAACAAATGTAATAACAATAGAAAAGAATGTACCTCGACCTCGTTTAAGATACGATAAAGGTCTTAAGTATGCATTTCTAAGTACTCTGGATATAGGCGATAGTTTTGTGATTAATGGTAACATGCCTGATTATAGTCCTCGATGTTCTTCAACTTTATATGCAGAAGCTAAAGATCGCAATATTAAGATTTCTATAAGAACAGAAGCTGGACCTGCAAGTAAACCTCGAAGAATACGAGTATGGAGAGTACAATAACTGGAGGATAGCAATGAAGACTATCAAAACATTAACAAAGAATTCTCAGCATTGGAAACAAGTACCCATAGGTACACTTTTACGGGTAAGGGATGAAGATGCTAGGAAGGTAGTAGAAAAGCATGAAGCCGAGTATGTACCAAAGGCTGAATGGAAAAAGTTACGTGACAATGAAACAATAACAAAGGAGGCATAAATGCCTAATATTAAAGTACTTAGTGGGGGTGGATTCCCCGAACGAGAAGTCAACAGCGCTAATGTAGGTGCATTGCGAGAAGAGCTAGATATAGCTGCAAATGCAACCGTAGCTGTCAATGGACGTGGAGTTACTGATAACTATGAACTGCAAGATGGTGACATTGTAGCAGCAGTTAGCAGCAACAAAACAGGTGGATTAGAAACACTTAACTTTAAGGTACGCTTTACCATTACACTTGAACCAATAGTGTAGGTAATATCCTAAAAGTTAGGGTACATAAATAACCAGACATGGGGATGAGTGGTCAATGCTCTTGAGAAACTTCGCAATGCAAGCTAAAAGAATTGTCATCATCCCCTATGTCTATCATTGGAGATAAAACTATGAACATGAAAGACTTAGAAGGACACATGGTTCCCTTAAAAGATTTTGTAGTTGACTTAAAACAGTTAGTAGACAATATCCATATAGGTCCACAAGGAGATCTATTACGATCACTAGAAAGTTATAACAATACTTATGGTACTAATTTACAGTTAAATAGACAGTTTAACTTTAAACCTGGTGCTTATAATGATATAAAGAAAGCTTATGGTAGGAATGTCTTACGTTGGGATATGAAACCCAGGGGTTTACATTCTATTTTTGATAGGATAGGCAGGTTTCAATGGAGATATCGTCACTTTAAACAACAAACTCTTGAACTAGAGATGCAGATAAGAAATATCAAAACACTTGGTATAGGTTGGCAAGATAATACTGAAGACCTAGAAGAGGAGTATGGTAAACTGTTAGAACGCATAGATAAAGAAATTGCAACTATTAATAAGCTTTATCCTGATGTTACTATAGAGCCATACGTTGCAGGTATGACTAGAACTACTAACTCAAGAGGGTATAATGGTAATGGTTCTTCAGGCTATCTTAATGTAGTAGATGTAGATAGTCCTACCTCTGTTAACTTTATGCTTATCTTTAAAACAATTTTTACCAATGAGACAATGTTTGTACAACAGATATGTTTTGATGATGAAGGAAGTACTAAAGTGAAAGAAGACCTTATACCTACAAACAATGTACTTATGGTATATACAGGTGTTCATTTATTCACTTTATTAGCCAATCTATGGAAAAGAGATGGTGATGTTATAGCTAATAGAAATGGATTAAGCTTTGCTATTGGTTGTTTATTCTTTGATAACATGCTTCTAAATAGACATCCATATATAGGTGAAACTCATGATAAGTATAAAATGGAACTAGATGGTATAGATGACTTTCATTTCCAACATATATGTAGAGGTAACATGAGTGGTGAACTGTCTAGTACTTTGTTAAATATGCAGCTATCAGCTCATATTACACACATTAAGACATGGTTATATACTTATTATATACCTCAAACTAATCCTTTAGCCAACTTTAGGATGTTAAAAAGTATGGGAAATAATGAACATGTTAGTAACATACAACCAAGTGATAATGATAATTATTATACTTGTGGTAACTTAAATAGTGTTGGTGATTGTAAATTTCTACAATATTTACATAATGCATTAGCAGGCTATAGTCAAACTTCATCTAGAAGTAGAAACTCTTATCCACGTACAGTGCAAGAAGAAAGGCAAGTACAATATATTAATCATGTTAAAATAGAAGACTTTCCTTGTGTTGAATGTACATTTCAGGATGATTGCTATGCTTATGATGTTATGAAACAGATATATGGAGATGATGAGATGTTACCAGAAACAGAAGCTATACTTGGTAACAATCTTGAATTTTCTACTTTGTTTGAGACAATTGGTGATATAAGACAGGCTGCAGAAGGAGTTGAAGTTAATAGATATCCAGAGGTTTATATAGAAGATATGAAGCAGTTTCAATTTTACCGGACAGTAGATAAGACTTATAATCTCTATTTATGGCAAAGATTGGCAGACTTAGCATTTGCATCTGAGTATGAAAAATATGGAGATAATGATGACTTTGATGTTTTGGAGACTACTCAGTTTATCATTCATACTATGGGTAGATATCACAATGCTATGAACCTTGAACTGGTACACAAAAGGATATTTGAGAATATCAAAAAGTATAACATTACTAGGAAATTCATACTTGATACATTAGACGGAGTTTCACTTAATGGTGCTAAAAATAGACAGGAAGCACGCATAGAGGAAAGGGGAGAAGAAGTTTCAGACAATCCTCCTTCTTCTGTAGATGATGTATTTCCTACAAGAACTACAGCAGATGTTCTTCGAGGTTTCACACTTGATGAAGGATTTCAAGATACAGTAGGATCTGGGGATAACCTTCCTCGTAATGAAGTTGAAGATGATGATGATTTGACTCATGAACAAAGAGTATTAAGGTGGGCCACACAAATGGGAGGTGGTACACAGAATCTTTAGAATTGGGGAGGGCGCTTACGCTAGGTGCTACTTAAGTTGGCATGGGACGGCCTAGTTAGCTCTCCCCCTTCCTATGGTCTATTCTTGTACCAAGAGCGAACAAGAAGGTTTAGCGGGCGAGTGAAACGGATAATCACCGCCAGGTTCATATCCTGGAGATAGCAGGTTCGACTCCTGTGCCCGCAACAATAAATTAACAAAAATGATAACTTACTATATTTAGAATGAGAAAAATAAAGTGTATTAAATGTGATAAAGTGGTACTAGAACTAAACAAAGGCAGGATTAAACCATTCTATGCCACCTGTACTGATTGTTATAATCAGAAAACCGAACTGCCAAAGGGAATGACAGATATATTTGGCGGATTTGATCAGGGTTGACAAATGCCAATATCAACCTTCTAGAGTTGACAATTCCGTCTATACAGTGACAACACTGCGTCCACCAAGACGTATGTTAGGGTGCTTATGCTTACGAGTATAAGGCATTAACAGGTGGGTGATGTGGCTATAGACGGAATTGTAATTGCACAGGTCGGTACTTTGTACCAATAGCAAGTGATAGCAAGGATTACTTCAAATGTCCACTTGTCTAAATGGCTTCATGCCTATAACAAATGCTCACTTACTAATGTAAGTTGATGAAAGAACCTCGTTACATAAACGAGAGATGTGGGGGTGACAGACCACATCCTTGCTAAAAACTAATAGTAATTAACGACAGTTTATAAGGAGAAAGAAAATGATTATTCAAACAACACATAACAGTTACATAAATGTTGCAAGTATTAAACACATAAAAGATTATAGAAATGAATATAGAGTATATATTGAAGATGGATACTATTATGAACTATCTAAAAAGAATACTGGACATGACCATTTTCCAAAAGCAAAACTTGTAAAACTTTGGTTAGAAGAATTGGGGCAGAGTGATTGTCTTGTTACGACAGACAGTACAAAACTTGAAGGAGAATTAACTTCATTTGCCCTAAAATTCAAGGAGAAAGAGAATGACAAGAAATCTTAAAAACCAACTGTTTGAAATAGCAGTTATAAAAAATTACTGTGATATTTATAGCAGTTACGAAATAACAGAAAATGCCATAAATCAAGTTTTACAAGATCTGTGGGAGATTTTTCCAAAAAGAAAGAAACAATAAAGGAGAAAGAATGAAAGTAGAAATTAAAATGTTCACATTAAGGCAAAGATTAGCAATATGGATTGGTTTATGGATGATTAATATCTTAGAACCTTGGGAATACTCCCATCAGCAGAATGAATATATTGAGCCAATCAAAGCATTATTAAAGGAGAAAGAATGAAATTTATGGGTAGATATGCAAGTTAGCTAAAGCAGACAGTCTGTAAAACTGTCCTCTTAGGAGTTCGTTGGTGCAAATCCATCTCTACCCACAATAACAAAGGAGAAAGAATAATGAAAAACATAGAAAAACTAAACATTGAACTTGAAGATATGCAAGAAAAATATTCTAAACTTTCAGCATTTCTTGATTCAGGAGAATATGCAACTCTACCAACAAGAGAAAAGCATCTTTTGGAGATACAGATAAGGGCTATGGGTACATATATTATTGCCTTACAGTTAAGATTGGAGAAAGAATGGTGAAGAAAATAGAAGAACTTGAATCAGGTACAGTTATTGTAGTCTGGAATGGAAAAGGGCTTTTATCAGATACATTGAAAGAGGCTATTAATAGTTTAAATACTTCAATTATAGAGTTAAAGGAGAAAGAATGAAATTCCTTTGCCCACATTGTAATAATATATTTGTAAGAGATATGAGGCTAAAAGAAAGTAAAATCCTTATGTTTAAAAGAGGTTATTTAAGTCGCTGTGATACAACAGGAAAAAAAGCATATTGCAAACCAATAAAAGAGAAAGAATGGGTACAACATTTGGAGTTGATATAGACGATGAAGATAGACTCCTCACAGATGAAACATTGAAGGAGTTTGGGTTTAGGAAATCTTTTGACACAGTTAATAGGTACGAATTAACTATCAATGGAGTTGAATTATATTCTTATGTCGGTGGAACTGAAGTAGAGGTAGATATTGAATTTGTGCCAAGTACATATTCGTACAAAACAGTTGGCTCTGTAAAAATGCTGATTTTAGCGTTGAAAGGAGATGAATGATGGATAAAACAAGAAATAAAGGAGAAATAAAATGAAAGAATATTGTATAGGCAGACCAATAGAGGGAGTAAGCCTCAATGGTAATGAATATTTGTTGGATGACGATGGAGAGGTTTTAAGATTTGAAAGCACGGATGCTTGTCTTGACTTTATCAAAAAGAACATCACTGAAAACGAACCTGAAGATTTTATGTGGGAATTTAATAAAAAGGAGATGCTATGAGAATGTTTGGAAGAAGATACCATTTATGGGAAGCAGGAAGTAATAAAACAACCAAAGAACACGTCAAGAAACTGTCAAGTAGAATAGACAGATTAGAGACAATAGTGTCAGAACTTACCCACGAATGTGGGTATGTAGTAGCAATAGAGGATTTCGATACAGAATATTGCTCATTAAAGAAAGTGAGTAAGAAATGAGCCACAAAAAGAAAGCAAATGAGCCACAAATAGAAACTTGTGATATATGTGGAGATTGTGGGACAAAACTTGGTACTCCACACGAATTTCCAGTTACATACTGGAATGGTAAGTGTGATTATTGCGAGAGAAGGGGTACTGTAACATCAGTTAGAGATTTTAATTATCCTGATTATAAGGATATGACAGATGCTTGGGATAAGCCACTTGATTGTATCCCACAATTAGACCATAAGTGCGAAGAAGAAGGTGCCCAAGATAGATTTGTAAAACCTTACTGTGCTAAAATGGATTGTGGGCAACTTGCTGTTGCCCGAATTAAGAATGCATGGTGGTGTGAGGAACACTTTCATGATGGTCGTAAGCTATTAGGCGCAATTGCTGACGTTGACAAAATGGTAGAAGATGAACGTATTGTTGACACCAACAAAACGATACAAGCCCAAGATGAAGCCCAAGATAGGACTAAAGATGAACATATAATGGTTTACTGTGTTAATATTGGTTGTAGAGAAATTGCCACAAGCCGAAGAAACAATATGTGGTGGTGTGATGAACATTATAGAACATGCCATAAAATAGAGTGCGAAGAAGAAGGTGATGGTTCTTTATCTTTACATATTCCAGATGACTTAGTACAGAAGATTGTACAGGCATTTATAGAGAATGCTTTATATGAAATGGTAAGGGAAAATAAAGAACAAAAAAACGATTAACTAAAGGAGATGAAATGTTTTATATACAAAATAATGCATGGAATAAGATAATAGGCTACTCTGAACACGCTTATGAAACTGAAAAGAGCGAGATAGGTGGTATGTCTGTTGTTGTTAAAGACAAAGATGGTGATTGGGAGATAAAGAAACCAGTCATTCTAAAACAGGAAATATCGACAGGTAACACAGTATTAGATAAGGATGCATTAGCTAACTATTATACTAAGACAGCTAAAATAATGGGTGATGAAGAGTATAGATTTTGCTGGTGGCATAGTCATCACACTATGAAGGCTTTCTGGTCTTCTACTGACCTAAAAGCTATAGATGAGTTTAATGAAGGGGACTTTTCTTTTGCTTTGGTAGTAAATCTGAAGGAAGAATACAAATTTAGGGTTTCTGTATGGGAGCCATTTGAAGTACATTCAGATGAAGAGCTTACTATTTATGGCAAAACTAAAGTAACCAAAGCTATAAAGAAAGAAGTAGAAGCTCTTTGTACTAAAGAGAAACCTTTTACATATACTAGACCAACACATATGTACAATGGTAGTATGAAAAAGTCTACTACCTATGCTGATGGTTGGCCAGAATATGATAATCAAAGAAGACTTCCTTTAGGTGAGGCTATGCTAACAAAAAAGCCTAAACATGTCAATGAAGTAATAGAGGATGTAGATGAGCTTAATACTGATCTTATAGCTGGTACTATTAGCTATCCTTTATACAAGGAAGGTATAGAAAAGCTGAATGAGGAACTTAAGAAAGAAGATTCTTTATATCAGGTAAGATTACTTCCTGAAAATCAAAAGGAAAAGTTATTACACTTATTTCCATATAAGTTTGTAGAGTATAAAACCTCTGGTATGAATATATATGGAAGTTATAATGATGATCCTCTTGATGACTGGTGGGATGATGATATGTACGAAGGAATGGTGTATTAATGAGTATTACAGCTAGATCAGAAGGTCTCTTTGAAGGGACTGGTCAATATACATTCCATATACTTGGCTGCGGAGCTATTGGGAGTTCCGCAGCAACACAACTGGTTAGAATGGGGGCTATGAGCTTTCATCTGTATGATCGTGACAAAGTAGAAGATGTCAATATTGGTGTATCACAGTATACACAAAGCGATATTGATAAATATAAAACGCAAGCATTAAAGGGGCACTTGCTTAGCATTGAACCTAACTGTATAGTAGATGAACATACAGGAGAATTTGATGAGTTCTACTTTCAAGATCAGAAGGATATAGTAATCATTGGGTTTGATTCCATGGGATCGCGATTGGAGGCGGTCACAACTATATGCTCTAACCCTACTACAAAACCAGAATGCATCATAGATGGAAGGATGGGTGCTGAACACTATCAACAATACTTTATAAGTAAACCAACGCTTAAGAAGTATCAAAAGGTGTGGTACTCAGATGCAGAAGGAGATGAAGAACCATGCAATGCTAAAGCTACAAGTTACTGCGCAAATATGAGTGGTAGTTTTATAGCTAATGCTGTACGCAAGTTTATAACAAACTCACCTTTTAATGGTGACTTCAGCTTCCACTTTCCAACTATGATGATACAGAAAATATAACCGGAAGGCAGAAAAAGCTTTGCGGTTAGACACTACTATGTGTATATTTACACGTAGGATGTCAATCCATAAACGATTAATAGGGGGCTATTTCAGTCCCTTGTTAATCTTAACAATAAAGGAGAGAATGCGCATGAAAACTCTAATGTTCGACCTAGAACATGGGTCTCAAACTCTCGGCTCTAAAGAACATATCCATAAACAGTTTGGCTTTCCAGTGTTACAACCTGGTACTTGGGATCAATTCCAGGATACTATCAGTAAATTGTACCAACAGAAAGTTATAACTGAGAAGATCAAACTAGGCGATCTTGAAATAGATGAAAAGCGTACAGAAGTAGTACTACGAAATGGTACTCAGGTGGATGCTTTAATCTTGGATACATTCTCAGAGCTATCAAAGAAGTATATGAGACAGCTGTCTGATAAAGATGGCAAAATGAAGTTGCAAGGCTGGGGTCAGCTTAAGAATAAGCTAGACGGAGCTTTAGACTTTATAAGTAAGATTCCTGGTGTAGTTATATGTAACTGTCACTCTAAAGTACAGACTATGGACGATGGTAATAAAGTAATACCATACATAGATGGTAGTAGCAAAGATGATATCAGTAAATGGTTCGACTTTGTATTCTATACACAAGCTGTAATAGAGGATGATGGTTTACACTATAAGTGGGTAACCACTCGTAGTGAGAAATATGACCATGCCAAGGATAGAACAGGTCTATTAGAACCACTTATAGAACAAGATTATCAATTAGTTATCAACGCAGCTAGAGAGAAAGGTTTCTCAGGAGCTAAGATACTAATAATAGGTTCTCCTGGTTCTGGTAAGACCTATAGTTTGCAAACACTAGTAAATGGAGATCGAAATGAGAACACTAACAGTAAGAAAAAGTAGTGGTGTTGACTACACTCGTGGTTGGCATGCACTAACAGTTTCTAAGGCTACATATGGTGATTGGGAAGGCAAAAAATACTTAGATGTATTCTTTGATGACTATCCTGATAACTTTAATATGAGAGTCTATGAACAAAAAGGTAAAGATGGAGAAGAGTTCGCTATAGGACAAGTCTTTCGCTTTGCTAATGCTGGCATTACTGATGGGCTAGATGGTCCTGATGGTAATGTAGTTGTGAAAATAGATGACGATACTAAGCATCTAAAGGGGCAAACTCTTAATGTATACTTTTACCCAGATGGCGACTACACAAGAGCTTTAAAGCAAGTAGCACCAACTGAGTTTGAGAATATCATTGAGAAGTTCACAGAGAATGATGTTAACTATTGGAAGAGGAGAGCAGAACAGTATTATACTGAGTATGTTGCTAAGGATGATGCTCCAACTCCCTCAGCTAATGGTACAACAACTGAAACTGCTGATATACCCTTCTAGGAGGCGTTAGGGGAGTTCGACGACTAAAACCCTACATCCGTTAATAAAGGCTCAGTACTCACCTCGGGCGAAAGCACAATGGTTGACGAACGTCATAATAAGCATGGGTCTCCCCTACACTTTTAACAACATAACATTGGAGAGAAAATGATACAATGTAATAGAGGCTGTGATGCCACAGGCTTACACTGGAGAACACCAGACGGGCAGTTTAAACTGTTTGACTCTGATAACTTAGTACACATATGTAATGATGGTGAAGTAGCAGACACTGATATTAGAACCAGAGTTACTGATAAACTGTTGAAAACATTACACTTAAGTGATGTTGATCAGATACCTTGTGTAGAAAATGATCCAGTACCACCTGCAAAAAAACAAATAAGTATGTTAAAGACAAAGCCTAAGAATGGCTACTTTACCATAACTTCAACCGCAACTGGAATAGCGCTTACTGGAGATGATAAGAGCAATCCTATCTATCTACCTAAAATATCAGTTAAAGAACTGGCTAAAGCACTATTTGACTTCTTTTAAGGAGAAAAATGATTAGAGAGTTTGCATTTGGACTAGGTAGAAGACACTATTTTGAGGATTCATCAAGTATGGGTAAGTATATGAACCTTGATAGTGATACCTTTATGTCTTTATATGAGTATGATGAAGATGTAAAAGACTACTTTGCCAAAAACAAAAAACTAGCTGGTTATGATGGGAAAGCATATATACCTGAAGAGTTTATTCTGGATGTTGATGGGGCGAATCCAGAAGATGCTCAACAAAAGAGTATAGGTTTAAAGATATTATTAGATGACCTAGGAATACCATTTAAAGCTTTCTTTAGTGGTACAGGCTTTCATTTTCATATACCAAGCTCAGCTTTTACGTATATTCCTCATAAGAACTTACATATAAAGCTAAAAACAGTACTCAAAGAACATGGTATATTTGAATATGCTGATCCTTCAGTAACAGACAAACTCAGACTAATAAGAGTACCTAATACGAAGAATACTAAAAGTGGATGTTATAAAGTGCAGCTCGCGAATGGTATGCTTGAAGCTCAAGTAGATGATATTATGAGCTATGCTAAGCAACCGCATGAGCTAGATGATCTAGTATTGGAATGTATAGCACCTGTATTTGATATAACTATAACAGAAAAGGATAAGAAAACTATTAAGACAGGCATTGTCAGTCAAGGTAGATCATCTGATCCTCAGTTATATCCCTGTATTAGTAGTATGTTAGAGTCTGCACCGTATGGAAAGCGTCATACTACGTCGCTTAGACTTGCTTCATGGTTTCGATGGAGATATCCTGAAAGTATAGTTAGAACCATTATGGAGACATGGAGACAAGGTGTTACTGGTAAAGATGATACCATGCCTAAAATAGAGATGGATGGTATTGTTACTAACTGTTATGAAGGTCATAATGGAGAGGGCTATAGATATGGATGTAGTGATATTATTATGGATGAACACTGTAAGAATACATGTCGTTTATACAGAAATAAGAAGAGTCAGACACTTATGGATTCTTCAGACATGGAAAATGTACTGATAGATTTCTATAAATCTGATGTCACACCTATTGATATAGGATCTCTTTATGGTGAGTACTTTCCTATATATCCAGGAGAGGTAGTGATACTACAAGCACCACCTAAAAGTATGAAAACTATGCTATTGCAGAATTGGATGACAGCCTTTAAAGTACCGACATTCTTCTTGGAAATGGAAATGTCTCCAAGACAAATATGGTCTAGGTTTGTCATGATAGAAAATGGTTGGTCAGAAGGCGATCTAAGAAAGCACTATAGTAGCTTTCAAAATGGTCAAGATAAAAGTTTTCAGTGGCTTACAACCAATTTCTCTGCTATACCTGCAGCTGATCTGGAAAAGACAGTTATGACACTGCCTACAAAACCAAGAATAGTGGTAGTAGATCATATGGGACTATTTCAGAGTAACTTAAAGGATCCAAATATGCAGGTAGAAGAAGCATCACAAGCAATGATGCAATTAGCAGTTAAACACAACCTTATAGTATTTGCAGTTAGTGAGATAAGTAAGTCTGCTATGAGTGAAGGGATGGGCATAGCTTCATCCAAAGGTTCATTCAGGACAGCTTATAATGCTAACAAAATATTATCTCTTATACCTAGAAAATCTAGAGTTAAAGGCGAATTAGAGTATCTTAACTTAAGATGTGAAGCCAATAGAGAGAGAGAACACATCAATGTACAACTTAAGGTTGATAACGTAAGGATAATACTAAATGAAAACGAGCACGATGAGAGATCTGACAGAGGACATACTACACCAAGTGAAGGAAATGCGCGATAGAGGGCAGGAAGAATATGCTCACGACGAAGATAATGTATTTGCTAACTTTGATAGAGTAAGTAATCTGTTAGAGGTAGATAGAAAGAAGGTACTTATGACTTATATGTTGAAGCACATTGATGGGATTTCTGCTTATATTAAAGGTCATGAGTCACAAAGAGAGGACGTAACAGGTCGAATTACAGACTGTATAGTGTATTTAATGCTACTATGGGGGATGATAGAAGATGATTCTATATCTAGGAAAGAAAGTAATCCATCAATGCACCGTATGTGGGACAGACTACAAGGTGAAGACGGAAGCGTACATCATGGTTCCAGGGGCGTGTTGGCTGACGGGATACAATCTGAAGGTGATATGCCTGAAGTGCGCGAAGAGGGAGCTGGGGTCGAAGAACATAACGAAGAAGTTGGAGAACCTACGTGAGAACCCAATATCACTTCCAGAAGAACTCGGCATACGATAAAGAACCACCTAATATAGATACACCTATGTTCCTAGGAGTAGTAGATATAGATGGTACTATATATGATGGTGAAATCTTTAGAACTGTGACAGAATGGGGAAAGGAGGAACTGATATTGTGCCTAAAGAACGAGAACACAGACGCGCCATTTTAATGAGGTGTAAACACTGTGATAAAATAACCACTATGGACTGGGAAAGGACCACTGCTGATGAGTTTAATGCCACTATGGCATCGAATTCGGGCCAAAATGGTGCCTTAACGGACGTTTCTCCAATAAATGGACCTACACCCTTACATAAAATAACAGAGGCCTTAAAACGCCTCGAAAAGGAGTTTGGTTATGGCAAGAAGTGCTAAAAGTAGTAAAGCTAAAGGTAGGCGATTACAGAACTATGTACGAGATATGCTTAGAGAGGTATATTGTAATAGTCTGCAGGATGACGATATTAAAAGTCAAACAATGGGTATGACTGGCGAAGATATAGTATTATCACCTGCGGGGAGAGACCGTCTACCTTATAGCTTTGAATGCAAGAACGTAGAAAGGCTACAGATGTGGCAAGCTATAGATCAGTGTGAAGCAAATAAACCTGATTGTACTGCCCCTGCTGTAGTATTTAAGAAAAACCAAAGAGAAGCATGGGTTGCTATACCATTTCTGGTATTCTGTGACCTATTGCAAATAGAAGAGGATCACTCTAATGCCAATACCTAATCACTGCATAGAATGTGATAAGGTAGCTACAGTAACGCTTCAATCAGTGCCCTACTGTAGTAATTGTGGCATTATAGAACTCAAAGAAAGGAAAAATGACAAACGAAACCGTGTTAAAAGAGAAGAAGAAAGCCAAAAAGGATATAGACTTCATAGGCAGTGAGCTTGCCTCACTTAGTGAAAGACTATTAAAGGTAGAAGACAATGTTATTACAATACAATCAAAACTTGCTAAAATAGAAGGGAGACTAGGATTGTAATGAGGGATGAGTTAATACCTATCATTAAAATATATCTAGAAGAGATGGAAGAGAGTTCAAGTGACGATCAAACACTGGATATATTAATAAAGTTATCATCTAGACTCTCCAAGGTTTTAGATGTTGCCCTTGGTGAAGATGACGTGGCTATGGCTTAGTTATTTTTCGCTTAACTGCTTTAATAGGGCTAAGGATTGTAATACTGTATCATCATTACTTTTCTTAGCCTTTTTAGTTTTGCCAAATACCTTTTCATGTCCAGCTTTAGTCCAATCTGAAGGATAAAGTTTAAGATAATGTGTTATAAGATCTCTACCTCTACCATTTTGTAATGTAGGCCATATCTTATTCTTTGTAGTTCCCCAAAAGGTTGACCATTGATAAGCTGCATACCTGTTAGATTTTTCATCCTCAGGATCAGAGAAGTCCACATTACCAAAAATAATCTTATTGAGAGTATTATCCTCTACATCTATAATGCCAGCAGCTATGAGTCCATACTTTATATGACCTATGGTAGGACCAGAGATCTCTGACAGCAAGCCAAATGTACTTTTGTCCTTATCCCCATGTGCAAACAGGTCATCTTTTGCCCTAAGCAGCCTGTCTTGAGTTTCATTCTCAAATATGTTAAATAGATTGGTATTAGATAGCATGGATACAAGTGCAACACCAAGGCTGATAGCCGCATATCTAGCAGCGTATTGTATCTCTTCTGCCTGGAATCCCTGCTTTGCAAGTAATGCCTTATGAGCACCCTTTAAGGAGCTATAATGAGATTCTGCTAGAGACATTGGATAGTGCATTAGATGCAAGGCTACTTCTGAAAAGCCTCCTTTAACGCTTGGAGCCCATTTACCTTCTATTGTATCCTTATCTATTTCTTCTATAGTTCTACTCTCACCCCTTGCCCATTTAGACTTAGCATGTGCAGCATATTCATAAGCCCAGCTATTAACTGAATTTAGTGCATAAGCCATAGCAAACTTTTTAGCATCTGGCTCTGGATATCCATCCTTTATAAGCTGTGTATACATCTTATACATAGCAGTTCTAAACATCCACTTTCTTTGATAGTTCTCTGTTAATCTATGGAAAAATAAACCCTTATCTAATGTCCATTTACCTCCAGCCTTAAGCTTGTCTATAATAGGACTATTGTTCATTTCTATTTTACCCGTTACAGGATTGAAGGTAATGTTACCACTATTTAAGTCTTTCTTACTGATTAACCCTTCTGTGTATAGCTCTGGAGCAGCATCTGCAAATAGAAAGCCAGTTTCCTTTTCTACTTCTCTCATCATATCCCTAAAGGAGCCATCTGTCATAGCCTTCCTAGTTTCCTTTAAAGAACCTAAACCTACCCTGCTATAGAAATGTATAGCAGAGGCAGCATTTTTAACAGCACCTGTAATATTAAGTCCCATAGTTCGAGCTGTTTGATATGCATTTAGTGCGGTTACTGCAGAGTTAGCCCAATCAGTCCTACCAGATGTACCTCTAGTGAATACAGCATACTCTTCATCTATAAACCTACGTAAGCCTCTGTGAAACTTATCAGGAGTGTGTGGAAGCTGCTTTAATGCCTTGAGATATGTCAATTGAGTATGTATAAGCTTGTTGAACTGTACAGCCTGATCGCCATACTCTTTAAGAACTAGAAGAGGATCTAGATCCCAGTATTTATCCAGTTCTACAAGGCTTCGCTTTTGTGCATGTCCAGGAACCCTACTTATATTTGCATTAGATAGTATATTTGTTATAACATCGCTAAAGGCCCTATTTTGACCCTCTCTATTGGTCGTTAAAGCATTGCCAATACCTTCCTTGATGCTCATCATAGTTTCAAACTCTATCCTTGGGAAATATCCACCAGCTTTTGAGCCATCACTAAGATCCTTCTTGGAAGCCTCAATAATGTCTATGAGATTCCTAGCTTCCTGACTGGAGTTACGAGCATTTTTAATGTTAGGTTCTCCAGTATGCACAAAAGCTATCATTTTCTGAAGCCCAGTAAGACCAAGCTGATAGGTACTGCCCATCTTAGCAAGGTTTTCTTTTGCCTTCTTTACCGCGAGCACTACATGGGGATTAAATGCCCTAAGTTGATTGTCTTTATCAAAGTATTCATCAGGTCCGGTTGCTTTTTTAAATGTAGCATGATCCATCTCTATCAGATCTTTAAAGTCTTTTAATGTCTTACCTTCTTTGTCACTCTCTATAAACTCCTTGATCTTAGCGATTAAATCTGCCTCTTTTCTAGCACTTGGATCCGACTCTGTAAGATCTTTCCTTAGTCTCCGTAATTCTTGAAGAGCCTTGTCTCCTTTTTTCCTCATGATTGTGCCATGTACAATACCCTTTGTATTATGTTCATGTACATAGGCATCAAGCATATGATCTGCAATGTAAGCATTATCCGTCATAACACTATTTACATTTACACGTTCAAAGTCTAAGATCCTATTAAGCTCGGTATAAAACTTCCTAGATATAGGATCCTGTTTAGAAATACCTTCAGGAACTATAAAAGCAAGATTGGAAAACTTACCACCAAGAGCCCTATCAAAGCTATCGATCTCAACCTTAGCTCTTCGTACATGGTGATCACGGATAGGTGAATTAATATCAAAAGGAAGCTCTAATCTTTGTTCAAAGAACCATGCTAAAGTATCTATAGCATCCTTATCCTTTATTAAGCCTTTATGAGTGAATCTATTTTTTATGTTGCCCTTTGAAAGCCAATAGCTAAATAGATCCTGTATAACCTGTTGTCTTTCTTGTCTGTTTTTACCTGCTATATTACAAGCCACAGTCTCTCCCTTCGTTAAGGTGAAGTAACTCTTCTGCCGTTCTTACTTTCTTCACACCAACCATTACTTTCTCCCCACCTGGTGTGACTTCTATAATTTGTGGTTTAATACTCTGATTGCTCTCTAGCTGGTCTAATATCTTATTTAGTGCAGGCGAAGCAAAGAATATATTATTTGCTAATGATCGTACTGGGTTAGCCATAGAGCCAAACTTTTTCCAATTGTACTTAGTCGGAATGCTTCTATCATAAAAAGATATATCAGGTCCTTCATGGTCTCCTCTTGCTGCATTCTCCCAATCCTTAACAAAGGTCTCTAAGAACTTGCCACTGCCATATTCCTTTGCATAGTCAACAGAGAACTGTAAAATAGACTTCATTAAGTGTTGGTTATACTTGTATGCTATCTTATCTACACCAGCACCATCTTGTGCATATGATGTAAAGGACATTCTTGGAGCTATAATACTTTTAAGTAAAACATCAATACTCTCTTCGGTTCCACTAGACTTTACTTCACCGATCCACTTTTCTATAAATTTCTTGATAGTTGATACCTCACTTAGCTTGCTCATAGAAAATAAGCCATCTTTTAAAACTTTTTGCTTCATAGCAGCATCAATAACTCCTGAGTATTCTATACCTATAGTAGCTCTGAGTACAGCTAAATCCTTTCTGTATGCATCTCCCAGCTTAGCGCTACCTAAAAATATCTCTGGTACATACTGATTGCCACCAGTGATAAGGTGAAGAGCATTCCCATATATTATATTGTTACTGCTTGTTAGTTCATGTGTTCTAGGATTCTTATCTATCACATATGTAAAGCCCTTTCTAAGCTGGAACTTATTACTCTTCTTGGTAAAGATACCTTTAAATTTTAACTGGCTAAAGTTTATTCTACCACTCTCTGCCTCTAAATCATTAGCTGTAAACTGATCATCCTTAGTTTCTAGCTTACGCACATCTCCCTTAATCTCATATATTGCTACTTTTTGGTGGTCTTTTAAAGTGTTGAATCTATAATGCTGTGGGCCCTCTTGTTTTAACTTTGCATCAAATATCTGGACATCACGCTCCTTATCAATAACCATATCTCTAGCCATTTGCCGATCCATAATATTGATAGCATCTTGCAATCTAGCAAGTCTGGCTTCTATTTTCTCCATCTTATGTGGATTAGTAAAGCGCTCATGTCTATAGTATTCTAACGATCCTAGCACGCTCCTATACTGACGTTGAAGGACAGATTTAAGAACCCCAGCATGTAAAGCTTTGCCTATGGCTCCTGATGATTTCTTAGGTGCATCACCCAATGATTGGCCATCAAAGGAGTTTATAAATATATCTCCATTGCTCTTTTCAAGCTCTTTAATAGGATCTAGTCCAAGCAGTCTAGACATATCTGCATAATGCTCTATATTACTTAGAAATAGGCCAGCCTTTTTATATAAGTCCTTGTCCTTATTTAAGATCCCTTCTGTATTGAGTCCATCAAAATTCTTTTGCCAAAAAGATTTATGACTAAGTATCTTAGCAAGCATTGTTCCCTGTATAGATCTATCAAAGCCTTCTGATGGACTGGATATATTCGTAAACTTAAACTTGGATTTACCCTCTGGTATATAACCTTTTTTTACTCCATCTAGAATCATTTTTTTAAGCTCGCTTCGATCCTTTATATTAGATGCATCCCTCATGTCACCATAGAAAAAGTCTATATACTCTCCCAATAGCTCATTTCTCAAAGTTTTATTCTTTTCCCTACTAATCCTGCTAGCAACAGACCTCGATAAGTACTGGGTTGGATTACTAAAGAGACTATAGATATCATAGTATGTTTGTCTAAGCTCTTCTGGTTCTGGAGCTCGCTTACCAGCCTCATCATAAACATCATTTGCAATAGAGTTGGCAGATCTCAATGTCTTTATGACTTCACTAAATATTTCTCTAGTTATTTGACTCTTCGCTATATTATTCCCAAACCCAGTACCAAAAATATTTCCACCAAACTCGGCATGCTTATTAAATTTGCCATCTGCTGTATTTATCTTATCAGACTCACCTGTAGATCCATAAAATAAAAAGTCCTCTAGCTCTCTCCTTGTTGCTATTTTACCATGTATACCCCCATGTATATCTAGAGCATTTTGAACGGTATCGTAAAACTTGTCCAACCATTGCCAACCGCTACTATGCATAGTTTCCTTGCCATTTGGATTGGTTAGATTTTTAAGTACAGGACTCAATGCATTACCTTCTCCAGATACAAAGCCAAGCTTTTCAAGCCATGATAAAGCACTCCTAGCCCCAATAACAGTACCAGTAATCATTTTAGCTTGCTCAAGCCTTCCAGCATAAGAATGAAATCCAGTGCTAGATGGATTGTCACCTGCTTTATGTCCCTCCCCAAAACCAAAGATGTCTATATATTCGTGATTAAGTACCTGTTCCCTGCCTTCAAACATATGAAAGTCAGACTTTCTGCCATTTTCTATTGCAAAATCCTTCATGATATTCCATGGCATTCTAGTATGAACATATATATGGTCACCATCATTATCTCTCTGCATGATAGCCCTAAGATCATGAACATTCACCTCAGTTAGCCCATTCATTCTGTCTAGCACTCTCTCTACCCTGAAGATTACTTTATCATGTCCTAAAACAGGTATTGCATGAGCTCCTGCTGCCAATTGTAGCTTCATTTTCTTCTCTAGAAACTTGGTAATGTTATGAGTAGTAATAGTCTTTCCAGTCCTTTTAGAAACGCTCTGACCGGCTAACAGGCTATAGACATCTAATAAAGTATGAGTATCATGTGATATAGCTTTTCTTAGCTCATTAAGTACCTTTTCTACCTTTACCTTGTCTTTGGCTGACAATTTAAGTTTGCTTACATCTGTCTTGTCTGCCAATTTTACTTCTTTACCCTTTTCAGGATGGGTCTTTAGGGAAGCTATGTTATCATAAAAAGTAGAGCTATATTCATACCCATCTTTTGTCGCTCTAATTATAACATCGACACCATTGGAGTCCCTAAAGATAAACTTCTCACCAGTTAAAGATCTTCCAATTCCTTTCTTTGACCCGATTTGCCTACTCATAGTATGCTTATCTATACCTATACCACCATAGTTAATAGAAACTCTCTCCATTGGCGCTTCAGCATTCTTGAAAAGATCTACATGCACTGGTACGCTAAGCTTACCATCAATATTTGGAGATATAAAGTTATCTGAACCACCATCCTGGCTTACATTATTCCCTATTTTATCATAGGTCTCACTACGCATAGTTCTCATTACAGCTTGCATAAGGAGTGGATTGTCAGGCATACCACCAGCCGTTAGCATTAGTTTGGTTAAGCCTGTATCTCCCCTGTCCATAGGATTACCTTTACCCATCTGTACATCATAGAGGTGTTTAGCTAACTTCCCACCATCATGAAACATTGTTCCCCAAGCAGCTCCCAACTCCTCAATATTAGTTTTTAACTTCATCCAAGTCATAGCTTCTGATATAGAAGTTTTAGACTGGAAGTCAAATATGGATGGGGATATAGTTACTCCATCTCCATTCTTTGAAGCAAAGGATACACCTATAGCGTTAATAGGAATGGTCATAGTATGCTTTTCACCTATACCAGATGTTTGGTCTGTAAGGTTGCTGTACCAATCAGTCTTATTGGTTCCGAGATCCAATGCTTCAACTGGTGACTTGCCATCAATCGACATTCCTTTAAATGTTTTCGCTGAGCTATCACCCATTAAAATATCCACCCCAGCTGGCATATGTTTTGCAACCTCTGGATTGTATATCATATATCCCTTACCAAGCATTTGCTGGCCACCAGTAGAGAATATGATGGTTTTCATACCATTGGGACCATCTACAAAGTTTGCTTCATATCTACCCTTCTGAGCCATAAGGAGTTTCATCCCATTTTCAGATATAAACTTGGCACCATCAAGTACAGAGTTGCCTAAGCTAGGTATATTATCTATACTGTCTAGCTGTAGTTTAGTAATAGATTTTAAAAGGCCTGTAGTATTCTTAGCGTTCATTAGTGTTTCTAGCTGTCCTTGAACCATACCTTTAATACTGAAAGGGCTATCTATTCCTTCTGCTCCTTCTCCAGCAGTATCTTTAAGTAATGCTACATTCCATCCACCCCTAGTATGTATTTCTTTAGCTATACTTTTTATAGTGGCATCTGGATGGTATTTAGAGGCCCATTCTACAGATTCATTAGACACCGCTTGTGTTGTGCCGCCATCAGCTAGATAAAGCCTTTTAAACATATTCATCTGTATTTTAGCTATGGTCTTACTATCTCCATTGCCAGCTATTTCTGTAACAAGTTTATCTATCTGACTACTTAATCCATTATGCTCTAAAAAGGGTAACAACAACTTTAGTTCAACAGTAGATCTATTGTCATTTGCTTTCTCACCTAGTTTGCCAAAAGCATCAGTAAATGCCTTTTTAAGTCCCGAATCTTTGGAAAATCTAGCTAACGCTTCATTATACCATTTGGTATAATCAGCTTGCATAGCTTTTAAGTTATCTTTTGTACCAACGAAAAGAATCTTGTTCATTGGGGACAGCCTTGCATAGAAGAAATACTTATCAGCATCTTTTACCATCTTTTTAAGATCTGACAGTTTAATACCTTTATTACCCTCTGCAAATGTGGATAATATTTCTTTTGCACCATCTGGGTTGTTACGAAGGGCTTCATTTATATGCTTCTGTATGATATCAGTGGACAAAATTTCTATAGATCCCTTCCTAAGTTTATTATTTATAGTAGAACTCATTGTTCCTCTTAGGTGGAATACGGAGTATTGCTTGCTTGCAAAATACTCAGTACTAGGCTTCATAAAGTGTGGTACTTCACGTTCAAAGTTTAATATGGACCTATTATTACCTCCTCTATCGACCCCTTCCAGACTAACCATGTTAAGAGTTCGGGCATTCATAACCTGGTTAATAATCTCCATTGCATCTCTATCTCTAAATTGATGCCACTTTTGACCTTTTTGGGTAGGTTTAAGGGAGTCATCAGCGTATATCTTGGATCTAATGTTATCTTTTAACACCTTGTGTAAGGCTGTAATATTGGGTGCATTAACAATACCATCCTTGAAAGTCTCATCTATATTGTTATCTTTATCTACAAGTTCATATTCCTCTAGGATCTCTTTTATAGATCTATGTCTCTCATGTATATTATTTCGTTTCTCTAAAGCTTCTGCATATCTTACAGCATCATTGTTTAATGGGTTACTCTTCTCCATTAATACAGCTTTATTAACCCGACCTATAAAACCTTCTATAAGGTTAGCTGCATCACCAAAAGAGCCTTCCTTATTAACGTATTCGATAAGTTTTGATATAGGCATTAGGCCTTTATTTTTCAACTCAGAATATTTACCTTGCCACTCTGCAGCAATCGCTTCTGCTATCCTGGCAGTATTCTCTTTACTAAGTCCTAAGCCTGGAAGTCCTTGTGTTCCAACATTCTGAAGTCTAATCATAAGGGAGTTCAGCTTATCTATACCATCATATTCCTTTTGTGCTATTTTTTCAATAGTACGTTGAATAGGGTCTACCATAATCTCATAAGCTGAGAACTCTGAATCTTTAGCCTCTTTTGCCAATTCCTCTCTTCGAGCCTTAGTCATACCTTGTACATTAAAAGAATACTTACCAGTCTGCCTATCAACAGATCTTTTTAGGTTGTTCAGTTCTATAATAAGAGTGTCAATTATTTTGGCTGATTCTGGCATTGACTCTTTATCAAGCTTTTGCCTATCCACCATCTTATCTAAGGTAGTTATAATCTCATCTATATCTTTAATAGGGTCTTTCGGAGCCTTTGTAGTCCTATCTGGATCCAGAGCAACTAAAAGATTGTTCAACTTAGACTGTGTCTGGTGAACCTTTTTTCTCATACCAGCATCTAATCTGGCAATCTTGTCTAGTGTTGGCCCTACTCTTGTTACAATATCAGAAAAGGTTTCGTTAGATAATAGTTTAGCTGCCTTCAAGTATAAGCTTCTATCCACTGTTTCTACACCTGCTACATTACTTTCAGTGGGAACAACATCTACAAATGTAACAACATCCTTGAGGACTTTCTCTATCTTTGTAAATGCTTTCCTATATTTCTTTATTTCAGCCTCAGATGCTTCTTTTGTGTCTCTTAGGTCTTGTATCATAGCCTTCTTAGATGTCATACTTAAATTCCCATCTACACCCTGCCATATGAGCTTATTTTCTATACCATACTCAATTAAAGGTCTAGCCCTTCTATCTACACCCTGTGCACGCAGCATTCTTGTTATCATCATTTCGCTGATATTCTCACTCCAGTTTGCTCTCCAATCAGCTGGCATAGTTTTATAGATCTCCATCCATTTATCATGAACTTCTGTTAATACCGATTGGTCAACCTCTCCAATGGGTTCCTTATGTGTTGGTCCCTTTAGAGCCTTCTTCCTAAGGTTGAAAAGAGTTCTCAATCCTTCAAGTTGTACTTCTATATTATTGTTAGCCTCTTTCTGTTCTTCAGTAAGCTTCTTACCATCCTCCCTTGAGTGATATCCTTTAATGGTCTTAAAATAGTCTGAGATGTTTGCAGAATATTTTTCAGATCCTCTTACCATAAAGACAGCATCTAGAGCAGCTAAGAGATGTTTGTCAGACTTTTCCTTGCTTCCTTTTGGAGTTCCTACAATCATGTTATATATTCTCTCAGACGCTTCAACAGTCTTAGCCTGCGAGATAAAATCCCATAATGGGTTCTCATCTATAGGATGTCTCTTTATCCCATGGTCATTGAACTCCCTACCAAGAACATCCATACCATCATCTATGATTTTTCTCACCCTTTCATTGAACTGGCCTTCTTCAATACCAGAATTTTTGATAAGCATTTCATAGCTATGTCTTGACTCTCCATCGATTATCTTAGCTTCCCCTATTTTATTTAAAGCCATCAATATCTCGTTATAAGTGTCAACGTCCTTCATAGGAGTGCCATAGTTGTTGGACTTTACAAGTCTTCCAGTAATATTTCCAGCCTCATCTATACTAACAAAATCTCCAAACCCTTCTGAATGTAAGTTTCTCATGATCTGTTTATAGTGTCCTAAGGCTTGCTTAGCTGGTCCAGTAGTAAGTTTTACCAATGAAGCTTCATAGCCTATCTCTCCAATAGTAGTGCCATCTTCAAACTTAATAGATTTTAGGTCTGCAACAATCTCGTTTAATGTTTCTTTGCTTAAGTACTCAACTCGAGTCTCCCTGGCAGATTCATCCTTAGATCTGTTTATAATATCATGTATCATAGACATCTGCTTAGCAAGTGCATGGTCAGACTCATTATACTCTTGGCCTTTAGGTTTTACACCGGACTCTCCAATTCTCTTTGTGAATATTTGATGTATCTGGTCTGCTGTAGTATCTGTTGAGAGCGCTAAACCAGCACCTTCTAAGGGGTTCATACCATCATGAAAGGCTATCTTCTCTTTTACATTACTATGGTCTACACCAAGTATATTAAGCACTTCATGATATGGAGTAAAGTCAGCAAATTTTGCACGTTGCTCAGTATGTCCCCAAGCTCCCCTACCTCTAGTCATAAGAGCTGACATAAATAAGTGAGAGGCCAATTCTGGACCTTCCATAGAGCCCCAAGCATCTTTATTCAGTACCCAAGGATTCATAGCTGCTATACCCACACCCATTCTTGGAATAGATCCTGCTACATCCAGTAAAAACTCCTTACCCCATTTAGACTTAAGCATATTATTAACTGAGACTCTCGCTTTGTCAAGAAACTCCACAGTATGTTTACCAGTCATATTATGTAGATCATCTAAGACAGCTGCACCATTAGTATATTGCTTGCCACCGACCTTCCATGATGACTCAGCTATCATACTTTTATTGATAAGGTCCATTCTTCTACCCTTTAGCATGACTCTTGCAAGGTTCTTAACTACATCATCTCCATGCTTTGCACGTATCTTATTATAGTCTACTTTATTGAAAGAGTCCCTATAAGCTTTAATACCTTGAGTTAACTTCATTTTACCACCAAGTGGAATCATTCTTATAAGTGGGAAGCCAAGTGACATAAGTGCTGCATGGCTTAATGATCCACCTATATCAAAGTCTTCTCCATTAGCAATAGATTTCATCTTGCCAGATATAAGTCCATGTAAGCCCATCATATACATATCCTGTGTAGCCATACCTAAATACTTAGATAAAAATCCTTTAGCAGTATCTGGTATCCTTCCAGCTAATCCCCTTGTAACCCATTCAGCTATATCATTAACATAGTTGCCTTGTTGTAAATGATCTACAAACTCTCTAGAAATTCTTTCTGCTGAGTCTGGTCTAATTCTTACTCCAGCTTTCTTAAAAGCTTTCTTAACAGCAAACATACTAGAAGCTACAAGATTGTCACTTGCATCAAGAGCAAATTTACCTGTTGACTGTAAGTCTTTAAGCCATCTCAGTCCTATGTCTGACTCTGCTGCTTTATTTAATGCTTTGACTAGATCATCTTCTACAGAGACACCCTTCTTAAGGGCTAATGCAACCTTTCTAGCTTGGGCTTTTGATAGATTGTCAACATTCTTTATACCTGCTTTAACTGCACTTTCTGCACCTTCTTTTATAAACTTATTAGTTCCTTTAACAGCAGCCCTAGAACCTTTAGCCATAAGTCCAAATGGACCCAATGGAGCAAACAATGATACACCCTCACCAAGTATCCAACCAGATCTTTCTGCTGTATTCATCTCTTCCCAAGGCTTAGATGGAACAGCCAGTTCAGATACTCCCCATGTTAAACCTGATGTAACTCCCCATAAAGCTGAACCTACAAAGTCTAACATATTGCCAGAATCGTGAGGCTCTAAAGCTCCAGATAGGTCATCATAGAGATGACTAGGTGAATAGGTATTAAGTGGCTTGTTGCCTTGCTGTATTTGTAATAGTGCTTTTTTTGATAGTGGCATTATTCGGTACTCCTATACCATTCTGGTATATCGTCATGGGGGGAAAATAAATCTAGACTTCTAACGGCTTCATCATCCCACTCACTCCGACCCCTTCCTAGACCACCTGGATGAGATATAGCTTCATCAAAAGCTGAACTATTAAAAAAGCCTTCAGATTCTAGATCATCAAAGTAAAAATCAAAACCAAGACCACTCATAGTCTGGTGCCCACTAAAGCCTGGATTGTAACCTGTAAGCCAATGGGATAAGTAATTCATGGGACCATATAAAACATTAAGCGCCTCTGCGGTACCTCCTATAAGCCCATGTTGTGCTGTAGAAGCTAGTCCACTTAAGGCCTTGACTATTGGTACTCTTGCTATCCCCTCTGGGCCTCTATCTACATCTTCTCCTGTTTCTGGATTACTATAAAGGTCATACGCCTCACCAAGGTCTTGTCCAAGTTCAGTTTCAAGGACTGCAAAATAGTCTTGGTACTCTTTTTGTGTTTTGCCTTGTGCAGATTCCTCAAACATCTGGAATAGCAAATCAGTGTCTGTTATCCCTTCTACAGAGGATGCAAATTCTGCCATCTCTGATACCTTTTCTTCTGGTAATATACCAGCCAGCTCATCTGAAAGGGCATTCAGACTTAACACATTATCTTCCATTGTGCTAAATGCTTTTGCAAGTCTTTTATTTGTCCTTAAGAAGTCTAACATTGGATTACCTACCCCTACCTGCTCTGCCTGATAGATAGCATCCATAAACTCTTCAGGGGTAGTGACCTGACTAGCAATATTAACCAGCTCATTGACTATAGCTTCTGATGGTTTATATGTCTTTTTGTTATGTACATATGTAAGGGTTTTCATAGGATCGTTATCCTCAGTTTTTGTAAGAGCTCCCTTGATAATTGAAAGTTTATCTGCACTTGTCTCTTTAAGGCTTTTAGATATATTATCTGACATCGTTATTGCCTGAGCCTCCCTTGTTGAGCCTGGAATAGCTTCATAAGCCCTATCAAAACCTGCAGTATTGCTATAACCCAATCCACCATCATCTATACTCTTTAAAGCAAACTCTTTCATTTGCTCATATTCATGTGGTTGTAGCATTTTATTCTCACCCCAATATGTAGACTCATACTGCTTAAAGTCTGATTGTTGCTTGCTAATATTTTGTAAGCCTGCACTTAGTTCTGACTTGTACTCATTAAGTTTTAAGATACTTTCATTAATCTGACCCATATCTATTTCATTCTGGTCATTGACAATGCTTACCAGATCTTTACCACCTGGAGATATATCTTGAGGTGATAGATTAGAGTATTCATCATACATTTTCTCATATGCAGCAACTTCTTCTTGCTTGCTGTAGTACTCTTTTAGCATTACATCTTGAGCTCTATCTGTCTTTCTAGATTCTTCTTGTAAGCTCATACTAAGTAGAGCTAAGGATTTAGCTGCCTCTCTATCCTCACGCCTCTCCTTCCTATCAAGCATCATATTCAGTGCTTGCAATATTTCGTTAGCTGCCATTATCCTATCCTCTATATAAGGTTTTCATACCATTTATCACTCTTTTCGAGTTCTGCTATTTGATCATTCATATCTTTTATCTGAAAGCCAATATCCTCCATCTCTGATGTATGGGCCCTACTTATCTGACTTATTTGATTATCGGCCCCTGCTACTAGCTTATCAGTACTACGTGTTAGGTTGTCTTGCAAGTTTGTTTGAGCGTCTGCAATAACAGATGCCCCTGCACCAGTAGATAGACCCTTGCCAGCTTTAGTTAGCTTATTAATATCTCCTGTTAATTGCTCATATGATTCTCCAGCACTATATCTTATATCTGATAGCTGACTACCTACACCTTCCCATACATTATTAATATCTTCAGCTACATACTCTCCTGCTCTAGTACGAGCATTGCCAAT